AGTTTTCATTTGTGATGACTGATGTATCTGAGTTGCCGAGACAAGTAAATGCTCCGTTGCTGCTTGCCGCTTGAATTAAAGCATCCCCTGTAGTGTCAAATGCACTAGACGTACCAACTAAGAACTTGCCATCGGAGTCCAGGCGGGCGCGCTCATTCGCTATTCCGCCCGAGGCAAATGCAAGGTATTCAGCTCCACCAGTAGCAAGTAATGTGCCTTGGCCACTATTATAACCAGGGGCAATGTAGAAGTTAGATAGTACACCGTCTGAGACTTGAACTTTCTGCGTAGGATTCGCAACGCCAATCCCGACGTTCGATGCGAAGTGGGCGGTGCCGCCTGCGTTAACCCTAAAAATCTCAGTGCCAGAAGCTCCTTTTGTAATATCAATTACAGCTTCATCATCAGCTAAAGCATCTGTATTCGACATAAACAGACGTGCTTTATCGCCTGCGTTTTGCAAAGAAGCATATACATTATCTGTTGCAAACGACCCGTTCGATACTGAAAAGGAAGTGGCAGTAACTGCACCAGCAAACGAGGCGCTGCCGTCATTTCCTAGAATCGTATACTTTGCATTTACTCCACCATTATCAATCCCATTCTCACCACCAAAAATATCTCCGTTGCCATAGATAGTAATGTAATCAACTCCAGTACCGTTTTGACCTTGTAGAATGGGTGCTCCTACTTGTGGATCTACAGTTAAGCCTCCAAAAGCACTTATTTGTGCTTTACCACCAGCAAACGAGGCGCTGCCGTCTGCTTGGACTTCGGCTTGAGTTGTAACAGCACCACCCACATTAGAGATAAGCCTCAGCAGCGGCTCCGAAGTAGTTGTAGTTGCCTTGTATGCTTCCAGCCTTCCAGACTCAAATAGCTTTGAATAGCCAGTACCTGACTGCAGTAAAATATCACCAGCAAACTCGGCGCTGCCGTCTGCATTCAGCTGGATTGTAGGTGTGCCACTATTAAGATCGTAAGATCTAAAAGTAGGCAGATTATCTGTTGTAACTAAAATGCCTTGATCAGGTGTAACTAATGTGCCAGACGTGCCTGCACCTGCAGTACTTCCTCCAGAATTAACCATGCCAGCAAACGTGGCGCTGCCGTCAGACTTCATAAATACATTTGAGCCATTAGTGGTGTTGCCAATTTTGAAGGCTTGTGTTGACGCAGTGTTGTTAAAAATTTGAATAGAGCCAGCGGCACCAGCTGCGTATTCGCCAGATTGGATTGATGAGTTAAACGTGGCGCTGCCGTCTGCTTTAATAGCAAACTGCTCAACAGCAGCACTTACACCAGCAGAACCTGAAATCAAGTTAACAGAAGCGCCACCACCTGTTGGTCGCCAGATTTTGACTTCACCGTCATTGATGAATTGAACACCGTGGTTAGGATCAGTGCCATTGCATTTGAAGTGTCCGTCACCAGCAAACTCGGCGCTGCCGTCTGTTGCATCAAGCGTGATATTGCTCGTACCTAACGTCAGGTTGCCTGTCATGTTGCCGCCAGCACGCTGGACGGCAGAATCAGCAAGAGCTCCCTGAGCGGCAGTAGCGTAGTCCGCGTCACTGAAATCAGTAATATCTGCCTTGACCAGAGTTACGTCACCCGTTTTGCCAGCAACAGAGTCGACAGTGTTGACCTGAGCGCCAGCTTCGATGCCAGCAAGCTTATCCAGCTCGGCTTGTGTCGCGAACTTATTCGTCGTAGCTGCGTCGCTGATATCATCCGCGTCCAACACCACATCGCCCGTCTGAGTGTTAACGCTGGTTACCGCGTCTGTATTTTCATCGGTACCAGGCACCCAGTTCGCCCCATCCCACTTCAGAACACTGCCAACGCCAGGAGCAATCGTAGAGGTATCCACATCAGCCAGGGTGTCGATGCTCTCGACGGCAACAACGCCACGCCCAACAGGAAAGAGGACACCACTGTCGGCAGTGTAGAACCTGTCCTGGTCGATTGCGTAGATAAACTCACCGTCACCGAAAGCCGTGCTGTTCGCATTCAGGTCGGCAAAATTACCCCTGGCGATACGAATACTATTCCTGGGTGAAGGTACTGGCATTGCCTTTGAAAATCGTTGTCCAGCTAGGATTCCTACGGGGTCGTGAGGCCGCCGTCGATCACCTCGCTGTCTGTTGCAGCAGTATTGCCATTCGTGAAGTTGCCGCCATCGTAGAGCCTATTGGTAATAGCAGTTCCAAGCCCAGTAGTGAAGTTGCCAGCGTCAACAGGCTCGTTGAACGCAACACCAAGAGCCGAAAGCGCGTCAATTAGCTTGACCCATGTACCCGATGCCCTGACGTAGTAATTACCATCCTGTGGTGCTTCCTCGACACCAGTCGCGCTGCCGTTTACAGTAACAACGCCAGTGCCACCTACAGGATCTATGGTGATATTATCACCAGCAACGATCTGAGTGACTCCTGCATCAGTAATGTACCCAGAGTCATTGCTTAGCTCGCTGATATTATCGCCTGGCTGCAGGGCAGTGTCAGCAGTAGCACCTTGAGCAGCGGTGGCATAGTCTGCATCATTGAAGTCAGTGATGTCGGCTTTTATCAGCGTCACATCCCCTGTCTTGCCAGCAACGGAGGTAACGGGAACACTCGGCACTTCCGCGACCGTGATGTAGCCAGCATCGTTAGCAAGGTCGCTGATGTTATCGCCAGGCTGTACAGCGCTATCGGCGAGACTACCCTGAGCAGAAGTAGCGGCGCCCACGTCTGCAGCTGTGAGCACCACGGCTCCCGTCTGTCCGTTGACGCTGTCCACTGGGGCATCCTGGGCCACGTCGCCAGGGACCCACTCCGATCCGTCCCAGATCAGCGCCTGATTGACATCGGGGGCTGTTGTTGAAGTATCTACGTCAGACAGGTCATCAATAGACCCAACCAAGGACTGGGTTTCCGCTGTCCAGTTCCCAGTCGCCGTACGATAAACAAGGATATCACCGTCTTCAACCCCACTTGTGTCGGTATCAAGCAGGCCAGCCAGTGTCGAAGAGCTGCTACCGTCACCACCTGAGGACTGGACCCACTGACCGCTGTCAGTATCCACGTACCAGACGTACATGACACCAGTACTGCTCTGCCACCACTGGTCACCCTCCTGGAGCTCAGAACCATCATCACGGGTATCTGGGGCCGTGTCGGAGATGATGACACCTTCGCCATCGCCAGCACCCCCGCCAGATCCCGTTAAGGGCATGACCTGTGGAACATACAGGTTTGTCCACTCGGCACCGCTCCACATGAGCACCTGACCCTTTTGCAAGGGGATGCCACGATCTACGTCCTTCAGTTCGAACAGACTTGTTTCAGTAGCGTCAATATCCTTGCCGTCGGCGCCATCCCTGCCATCGATACCGTCTACACCGTCTTTTCCTGGCCTGCCGCTGCTCACCAACAGCATCTGATCCTGTACGTCCTCTACAAGGCTCTGGAAGCGCTCTTCGTACTGCGTCAGGTCTACTTGTGCCGTTTTAGTCTTGGGAGCCTCTGGAGCCCTCTGAGTGTTGACAGAGAGAAAGTCGGTAGTGGTAATCGTCGTCAGCAGGCCCGACGCCACTTTGACGGCTGGCAATAGCTTCGTAATTTCCGCCAGAACAAGGTCGTCAAGCTCACTGCCGTCAGACTCAATCCAGATGGTCCAGGTTGCTTCGAATTCGTCAACAGATGGGAAACGATTGACGTATATAAACAGTCCCTCAGCACCACTTAGTGACGGCTTACTATCTGCAATCGAAAGCTTTGCAGACAGGCGGATGATCTCACTGCCGCCGAGTATTCTCAGGATGTCGGCGCTAGAAAGGATCATGCCCGTTATTTGTCTCCAGCTAGGATTCCGACGGCCCTTGTTTGGCATCCTACGGCGACGTCATTCATTTCGAACCATGGAAGTAGCCGCAATTGTGGGCCTCGTCCTCTTCATTATCTCCGAGATCCTGCCATACACCCCCCTCAAGGGTAACGGCATTGTTCAGCAAGTCCTGAGCACCGCTCGTGAGATCTTCCCCCATAAAAGCCACACTGACCTGAAGTGAGCCGTCGTACCTTCACGGTGACCGAGACCCTACAAGCGCTGACTGTTGAAATCATTCGGCGCTTGTGGGATCAAGGTAAATACAGGGACAACAAGTGGCTCCGCCTGTGTCACGACAACTGGATCGGCATCTGGATTGACTGGAAAACTCAGGCAACCATGATCAATGTTGACCAACAGGCAAAAGATTTAACACCTCCTCCAGAAGTTATCAAACCGATATACTGGGGAGAAGAAGAAGGCGAAACGCCACTAGGAGGCCCCATTGGATTCACCTACAAATTTGACGATGCACCAAGCAGTGCAGATCCTCTACAAGGGCCAGAATAACGTCAAGCTCATGGCGAACGCCATGGATGTTAGTCTGGAAGTAATGCAAAGCGAGCTCAACAAGTATGTCGCCGCAACACCCATCGACGAAGACATCTGGCGCGGAGACGTCGAGCCCTCCTGGCCGCACATCACATAGATACAAGGAGACCTGGCAGGATCACCTACGCCACGTTGCCAACCTGTTCTTCGTCTTATCGTTCGTCAACTTCGAGAACGGTAACGTCATGACCGCCTCAGCGTGTACGCTTACTGGCGAGCTTCTTCTTGCTCCGTCTGCCCTTAAGCATAGATCCTGGAGCACTGTGGCTACAGGAGCACTTTTTATTGGTCTTGCGCTTTCTGCTCTTGGCAGAGGTCTGTTGGGCAGTTGACAGAGGAAGGGGCATGATAGAGCCAGTTAGGAATAAAGTGAAGATACTGATCGGCCCAACCTAGGGCCTTTTTTGTTAGCCGCGTTGTCACTGGCTTAACGATAGCCTCCATAAATGCTATGGCAACCAAAGTGTCGATAACAACTCTGATGTCGCTCATTTGGTTGGAAGCGGCGTCATCAAGGCTAGCAGCAGCGTAACGTAGGTTTCCGCCGCTCTCTGGAACTCGGTAGGCTTGTCAGAACGAAAGCCCAGAAAAGCAAGATGCGAGGACATCAGAACTCCGAGCAAAGCAAGTGCCCACGTTTGCTTGTTGGCCGTCATTTCCTCTTCGCCCTTCCGCCAGCACCGTTCCGAGCACGGTTCTTAGAAGCCGACTCCTTTACGAGCTTACCCTTCTTGGTATGGCTCATGTCCTTGCCATCGCCATTCCCGTAGGTGCCAGCCTTGCGGTTAGCTTTGTTCAGCTTGCTGCGATACTTGCGCCGTTCAGGAGTGCTGTGGTAGGCCGTGTCGTACTTCTTTTTCTTCGCACGAGCCTTTGGGTTGCTGGCGTAGTATCGGGCGCTACGTGACTTGGCGGCCATTCTTAACCTACGTGTACGTCTTAGTGTGCCAGTTCGCGGCAGCCTAGGTTAGTGAACATGCCAAATGTGACAACCCAACGCAGAGAGACCGATTGGAAAGGAATCCTGTCGAAGGCTTTTGTCAAGTTTTTTCTTGAGAGACCAGGTTCTCTCGACGAGGCTGCACGCAGGGTATTAGCCATCTCGTTTTCACTTGGGGTTGGTATCACGGCATACTCAGTTGCCAGGAATCCAGTCAACCTGATGGAGGCTTTTCGGGTTCCCAGGGAACAGCGCTCTATTACGCATATCTTGGCCGCTGACGAAAAGGTTAGAGAATCTGTAATTCGAGAGCTCGAGGAATGGTTTTATGGGCACCGCCCTCACGGCTTGATGCTCGCTGCCTGGGACCGTTTAGACGAAGTGGTTGGAGTATGGGTTAGACCCAGGTCAGGTTTAAGCGTAAAGCCAGGAACGCAGCCCCTCATAGCGGAAATGAGGGAGCTTGGTGGACACTTTATGTTTGGAGAGTGTCACGACATGCCTTCAAACTCAATGCCAGGTAAACGGCTAGTCGCTTGCCCCATCTTTAACGGGTACGACGTCTGGGGCTGGATCGGGGCTGTCGTAGACCAAGGGGAACTGGACTACATGACCCGATCCCTGAGGAACCTTAGTTCAAGGCTCCAGAGAATCATCTACTGAGACCTCGGACCTTGGCTGAGTCATGTACTCAATTGGCGTACCTTGCCTGATTAAACTCCGCAACGCTTGCTCTTGGTTTGAATGCAGGACCCCCAAGGCAAGAGCAGAAGCCATGGAGCATGAGGACAACACAAGGGAAACAGTGACCAAGTGACTGCGCCCGCAGGATTTGGTTTTCACAACCCTGACCCGTCAAGGTTTTTCTGTCCAGGCTCGTAACCAAGACCTTCAAGCCCTGTTACGGGATCAGAGATGTTCCGCTCCACGGACTTTGAGGGCAACGCAGCATTTGCGTCGGCATCGATATTGACCCCGTCAATATAGCGGGGTCCTTCGCTGTACGTCACTTCAAAGTCAGACATGTTGATTAATTGCATTTGTTTTCTTAGTATTCCCTGAGAATCAGAGAGCTGCCTCGATTTCCTTACACTTAGCAAAGATCTCAGCCTTCGGAAGAGCATTCTTCAGGTCATGGCCATGATCCATCGCCCAGTCGAGTAGCTCGGCCTTAGTCATGTCCTCAAGCGCATCCTCTTCTGCCTGAGGCTCGGTCAGCGAGTCGGTGCTATCGTAGGCATCTCCACCAGCCTCTACAACGATCTCGGGCTGCTTCTCGATGAACTTTCTAGCCTCGGCTTTTTCACCCTCTTCTGCAAAACCTGCGGCAAGAAACTCCCGAGCCTGAATGGTGTAGTATGCAGCAAGACGCTCGTCACCCTTGACGAACCAGGTAGGAAGCTTCTTGAGGTGAGCCATGATCAGAAATACTTTACTTTCTAGTATTCCAGGGCATTAAAAAAGAGGGCTTTTGGCCCTCTCTTTCTATTCAGTTGTCAGGAGCGGGATCAGCGCTTAGGTCCGTCAACCAGCTCATAGAACACGCCGCCCACGGAGCCAGCAGAGAGGCTGTAGATGACGTTGTTGTTAGCGGAGCAGAGAGCGCCACGGACGTGAGCAATCACAACACCGTTGGGATCAGCGTCAGCCGCTGCCAGGACGACGACTTCGCCGCCAAGGGTCACGGTAGCGTCGCCACCAGTCAAGCCCACAGCGATCACGCGGATGGTCTTAGCGTGCTCGAGGGTGGTTGCCGCGGCAACAGCAGAGGTGGTGATTTCGCACTCAGCGTCAAGGTTGAAACCTTCGCGAGGGAAAAGGCCAGTAGAACGTGCAGCCATTGTAAGGTTACAGAATGAAGGACAAAGATGCCAAACTTACCGTAGCGAGTTTTGGCTTACTCACTAGAATACCGATCAGCGGGCAGGGCCGTCCACCAGCTCGATAAACATGCCGCCAATGGCGAGCTGCTCACCAGTACCAGTGTTATTAGCGCCTTGAGTAATGGAATAGTCCACATCGTTGCCAGTAGTGCCAAAGCCACGGTGGTGGGCAACGTAGACTCCATTTGGATCGGCCTGTGCAACAAGATCGGCAGCGGTGACGCCGTAAATCTTATCGCCAACCTGGTAGCCGAAAACAGCAGAACCACCATCTCCGACGGCGGGAGTGACAGTGGGCGCCAAGATGATCACACGATAGGTGCGAACGTTGGCCATGGTCACAGGCGCTGGAGTAGTGGAGGTCGTCACTTCAAAAGCGCTGTCAAGGTTGAATCCTTCGCGGGGAAAGATTCCAGTAGAACGTGCAGCCATGATGAAAAAGAAGAGAAGGGTTAGCGTGAAGCGCGGTCAACGAGTTCCAGGTACACGGCGTCGACAGAGGCGGCACCAGTGTTCAGGATTACCTGGTATGCAACATCCTGAGTTTTTCCGTCAAGCAATGCCCCACGGATGTGGTCAATGATGATGTTAGAACCAGGCTCGGTGTAAGGAGTGTTTACATCGTAAGTTCGACTGATACTGTTGGCCGTGTCGAAGTCAATAGTGATTTCGGCATCTCCAGTAATCAGAGGGTTGATCAGAATGATGCGGATGGTCTTGGCCTTGGAAAGGTCACCCAAAAGGGAAATACCGCCACCTGCGTTCTCGGGAACCTGCATCTGTGCATCCAGGTTAAAGCCCTCGCGGGTGAACAGTCCTGAGCTGCGAGCAGCCATGATAGTTAAAGCAGGTGTTCGCTCTAGTCTTCCAGAACAGCTTTACAGCCTGCCATAAAAAAAGGCCCCCGAAGGAGCCTCAGTAGATCTAGGAGGATAGATCAGGTAGGATCAACAGTAGCGTTGACGCCAGCCACGCGAGCAGCGGCACGGCCATTGATCAGGGCCAGGCCACAGTACCACTCGACGCGGGTGATCATCTGGGGCTGGTCGAAGCTCTCGCCCAGTTCGCGGACGTTCACGCCACCGTTCTGGATGCCAGTCAGGTGATCGTTGCCGAAGGACACGACGTAGAGGTCCTGAGCAGCAGGGTTGCTGTCGAGGATAGCCACGTTCTTGTTGTCGCGATCCAGCTCAAGCAGGGGCAGGCCCATGTAGGAGGTCTGCTGGTAGCCGAACTCGTTACGACCGATTTCGATCTGGCCGTTGGTGCGAGCCTGACGGGTCAGAGCGCGACGCATGGACTTGGAGCACACGATGTACTTGTTGCCACCCTGAGCGTCCACGTTGTCGATAGCCTCGTCAAGCACGCCCAGGTCCAGAGCACCACCGCCGTTGGTGAAGTACTGGGAAGAACCAGAGACGATACGAGCGGCCAGGCCGTCGAACTCGGAGGGGGACTGGTTGGAGTCGCCGTTGATGAACAGAGCTTCCCAAGCCATGCGCATTGCACGAACGCGGGACTGGATCTGATAAGCCTTGGCTTCAGCGCCTTCAAGTTCCACGATAGCGCGGTCAACCTTGATGTCGCCACCGAAGAGCTTCAGGCTCTCGGACTGCTGGCTCACTTCAGCGTAAGACTCAGCCAGGGCGCCGTTGTAGTTACGGAAACCGACATCGGGAAGGCTCTCTTCACGCTTCCAGAACAGGCCGTTGCCTTCGATGGAGCGGAAGGGGAGAGCAGACATGAGCTGACCAGCGGCCAGTTCGGTTACAACAGCCAGCTCCTGAGGAGTCTTGGCGTGCTTTTGAGCTTCGAGCAGAGTTAATGCCATTGTACTAAATACCTAAAAGATGAAAGGTGAAAAGGTTTGGGTGATTGAGTCGCCCAGCGTCGCGCTGATTGTCTCAGGACACCCTGTCCAGTTCGCCTCATCACGAGCCGACCCTTAAGGGTATCATCTACAAGTAGAATACCTATACCAATAAAAAAGGGCCCCCGAAAGGGCCCCGTATGATTCCGTCTGAGAGTCAGTTCAGTTTATCAGCCGCCAAAGGCTTTTTTGAACAGTGCCTCACGGGAGAGGTTGGACAGATCCTCGGTAGGCATACCGTTGGCATCAGTACCGCCGTAGCCGATTCCAGCACCAGCACCCTTAGGACCCTTGAAGAAGGTGCCATAGATAGGGTGGACCTTGTAGGAAGCGATGAAGTCCTCAGCGGAAATACGCTTTCCAGACTCCTTGTCCAGCACAGGGTCGCCAGCTGCGTCAACCACGGTCAGGGAGCCGTCGGCCTCCTGGCGGAAGTTGCCACCCACCTGCTGTGCCATCATGTCGAAGAACGACACGCCATCAGCAGCGTCAGTGCGGCCACCAGCGGAATAGAACACCTTCTCGAGGGCGTACTTCTTCTGGTAGTCCTGGAGCGCAGCCTTGGCAGCAGCGGCCTCTTGGGCGGCAGCTTCGGCTTGCTTGCTGTACTTGAGCTCGATTGCTTCCTTGGCTTCACCGAACTGAGCCTGCACGCGGGCGGCTTCAGCAGCTTCGGCCTGGAGCTTAGTGTATTCGTCGGGATTGATCTCGGCGAACTTCTCGAGCTGGGACTTACTTTCCTTCAGGTCGCGCTCGTACTGCTTGCGTGCTTCACGCTCAGCCTTAAGAGCCTTCAGAAGGTTCTCTGCTTCCGAGCGAGGCATCATGTCGTCGCCTGCTGGAGCGGGTGCGGAGGTCTCGGCTCCTGTCTCAGGAGTGAGGTTCTCGTCAGCCATGTTGTATGCCAGGGATCACCCCTGGGCGAATGTTACGCAGCTAGTATGCCTAACGTTATCATCCGCCGTTCTGGGTGAGGAAGAGTGTCGGGATCGTGGCCGCAGGGAAAACCGTAGCTGAAGGATCGTTGTAGATGTTAAATGATACAGGCCTAGACCCTAGCCAGTTGTTCGTGGCTGATGAATAGCCGTTTTGAATGAAGAGGAGCCCGATAGCTCCAGAAAAAGCTCCGTAGGCAGGATTGACGTCATTCTGAACCTTCAGGTAAAGCACGTCCTGTTCTCCACAGATGAAATCAAAGCCAGCAGGTTCATAGTCCGCGCCAGTAAGCAGTAAAAATTCTGCCGTTGTCAACTTGTCGTAAACACCTTCCACCCCCGTCTCCTTGCAATTCAGGCCAGTACAGCGATTACTGCCGACGTGAACCCATTCAATAGGAGTGCAGCTGTAGCCTAAGTTAGAGAGAATTTTCTGACGGTCGTTGGCGGAGCCGTCGTAGTCTGGGGGAGCCGACTCAAAGCAGAAACGACCGCTGCGGCTATAGAATATGTAGTCAACCAGCCAGGTGGGAGAAGAGGGGAGGCCTGCGATACATTCGCACAGCTCTTCGTCGAAATCTTCGTTGGACTCGCTACACGGATTAGCGCAGGGGTATACACTCCCCTCGTTGACACCACGGCAGCACTTGCACTTCCGATCGCAAGTGGACATGTCAGGTACGGTTAACGGCATGTCAGCGCTCCCACTTCTTACGAGGACAAAGGTTGTCGGGATTACCCCCTACCCAGGTTTTGGCCTCCATGAAGCAGCCGCAATCAGCGCATCGCTTGGAGTCGGCCAGGAACGCGGGACAGGCCTTGCACATGTTCATGCGCTCCTCCCTGACCTCTTTACTTACCTTGCCGTGCCTGATTGCTTGGCCAGCCGCTCGAGCAAGGCCACCAGCCATCTGCCTAGCACTGGCATTGACTTTCTTCCGCTTTCCGCGCCTGCCGTTAATCTGTTCGGTAATCTGCTCGTTGCGCTCTTTGGGCCAAGCAGAACAGGGGCCTGTTGGATAGACCCCTGCTGACTTTAATTCTTCACGTAAATTCAAGGCCCAACTCTCGAAAGCTGGGCTAGGATACCGATCAGACGGATGTGTAAGGTACAGTGGGGACGGTGATGTTCTCAAAGGCTCTAGCTTCAGCGGCGTATGCCCCTGTGTGAGTGAATCGAACTTCGTCCAAGTACCCAGTCAGGTTGTTACCTTCGCTGACACTGTTACCGATAGCCCACTTACCGCAGGCTTGTTGGGCATTGGGGTCGATAATGCGCCCCTCCCAAGTCCCGTTGACCCACAGGGTGAACACGTCGCCATCTTTCTGCAATGCGACGTGGTTCCAGGCGTCTTTGGTGATAGCCAAGCTAGCGCCAGAAATTTCTTCCGCAAGAACTCCGCCCTGGTACGTCTGGAAGTAGACGCGGTCCACGCCTACGCCCAGGTTCATCGCGAGTACAAAATGATAGTTTTGCAGAAGACGGGGGAAGTCATTGACGGTCTGGGTTGCAGCAGGCCAGACCCAGCAGTCAAACGACCACTGTTCTCCAACAGGCCCCGTAAGGATGTAGTAGCCACCATTTGCGCCATTGACATTCAAGGAGTTAGTCCCGAACTTAGCCTGAGTGGCCTCAACGTTAGAGGAGGTCGCGGTGTTACTACCATTCGTCCAATACATCCGTCCAGCGCCAGGAACTGCACTGTCGTCAACGTTTGGCGGATCGCCAGCTACGTCGAAATGAGCCAAGTGAGGCTTTTGCTTTAGCGCCAAGGCATTGACATTGGCTTGCTCAAGGCTGATAGCTTTGAACGAGGAGCTGGTAGAGTCGTACTGGAAAAGCTGGGCGTCCTTGTACTCGGTCAGGGCTTGATTCGTCCCCCATCCGTAGTACGAGATAGTCAGCGGACCAGTAGTATCAAGCAGAGTGTCCATGTGCTCTGCACCAGTTCTGTCGGTAATGGTGAAGAAGAAACGCCTTGTTGCGCCAGCGCCACTGAGGTCAGAGGTGAGGTTGCCAGAAGTAAGAGTCCAGGTCTGGCCAGCAGAGTCGGTGACAGTGATCAGGTCGTTGCCCAGCTGTGAATAGAAGGTCGTATCCCCAGTACCCTCGAGCGCAGTCTCATGGAATATAATCTGCGTGGTGTCCAGGTACCATTCGTTTGCAGCGACGAACGGGCCAGCAGCGTGTGTGGGCCAAGTCCTGGACACATTCTCCGTGCCGTAGCCAGTGTCACCCAAGTCAGGCGTGTCAAGACTGCCTGACTGCCATAAAGAGCTACCAGCAGCGTACTTCAGGACAGCCCCAGTGGCGGGAGCACTCTGAGCAGGCAGGGTGGTGTAAACCACGAGCTCGCTGTAAGTATTAATCGCGTTGTCAACGTTAGTGCTTGTGAAGCGAGCGTAGGTGGTCTGGTTGGTCTTGCCTCCATAGGTGACCTCGGTGACGTTACCGAAGTCGCCGTCAGGAACGAACCAGATACTTCCAGAGGAAGGCAGGGCAGTGAAGGCAGCCTCAATATCGACGCCATCGGAGTCAGTGAAGAAGAGGCGGAATTCGTTGTAGCTTTCAGCTCTCCACTCACCGTTAGCAGCAGGAGGGTTTGCGGTGTAAGTGGCAAAGCGACCTAATACCGTGCCGCTGGTGACTGAGGTGGTGACGTCTGTAAGCTCATCCAACGTTGCAGCAGCAGGCGTTGAGGGCGCCCAGGCACTTCCGTTCCAGGACAGGAGGTCGCCAGTACTGGCGCCAAAGCGTCCAGGAGCCGAGAGTGAGATGCCACCGCTAGTGATAACCGCTGTGGGGGCCGTGACAAAGCGAATGAACTTGGAGCCAGCACTGTTGTCGACTTCAGACGCCTCAATCTCAACGACCTCAGAACTCGCGTCGCCGTAGGTGATGGTCACCTGGTCGCCTACCTGCAGGTCTCCCATTTTGCCTGGGCCTGACTGAGCGTTGTTATACGTAATATAGTCAGTGCCAGTCTGCATGTACCACTGACCAGCGCTATCGTCGGGAGTAGCGTCGTTGACGTAGGTAGTGTTTCCAGCGTAGGTGCCAATGGATGTATCAGTGAGTCCTGCAAGCGTTTCAGAACCACCACCAGGAGCGCCAGCAAGCACCAAGGCGCCGCCTTCCAGCATATACAGAGAGTCTTCGTCAGTCGCGTAGACGATTTCGCCTTCGTAAAGGTCAGCGATGTTGGTATCTAGAGTGGCCTTCGTGCCCCGAGCAATACGAACTGGGACGCGATTCTCAGGAGCAGCCATGGAGTCACGAAATAACTGCTCCTAGGATGCCTACGTGAACAATCCGCCGTCACGCAATCCGAGGTTCTCCACGGGTGGGTCAATCGTCCCAGTCTCAAAGTCTCCACCACCTAAAACATTGGTGGTAAAAAGGGCATCTACAGTCATCGTTTCAAAGTCGCCCCCATCGCCACGGTTATCTATTCCGCTTCCGCCGCCAGCAAGGGTAAGGACGCCACCCTCGACCACGTACAAAGAATTCTGGTCGTTCGCGTAGCAGATCTCCCCTTCTTCCAGGGATGCAAGGGCCGCGGCCAGGTTGTCGTAAGTACCACGAGCCAGTTTGACTGGAACGCGATAGGAAGGAACTGGCATGTCAGTTATTAAGCTGGCTTAGGATTCCTAGTTAAAATTACCACCGTCGGCAGGCTGTCCATCGGAGGCTCCAGTGTCAAAGTCTCCGCCGCCCCAGTAGACCAAACCTCCTCCGCCACCCCCTGCATTGTCGGCCCAGGACAGTATCCCGCTGCCATCAGTGGTCAGGGCTTGGCCATTCGTCCCCGTGTTATCTGGAAGGATTAGCGTGTAAGTGGCTGCAGCGGAGTGAGGCGGCGATTGAATTGTTACGCCATGGGTGTTCGCGTTACAGTTAAGAGTTATACTGCCGTCGGTGTCATTACCTCTGACTATGAAGCTGCCAGTCGTGTCAGGCGCTATGACGACATCACCGCCAGAAGCGCTGGACAGGTAGTAGTTGTTAACGTCAAGGTTTCCGCCAAGCTGCGGAGTAAGGTCTTCTACGACATTGTCAAGTCCACCACCCCCTCCTCCTCCAGAGATGGTTACAATCGAATCATCTCCAGCCCTGGTGTAGATACTTACACTCGAAGTGTCGATCCCAAGTACCAGTTCTCCTACAGCGATCTCGTCCGTGCCGCCAGAGCCGATCGCAGTCCTGATCTGGGCATCAGTGTCCGTCGAGCTCTTTAATACAATACGATCAGGGAAGACAGCCATGCGACGAGTTGATCTTTGCTAGGCTTCCTAGAGGTTAGGGGATCGGTGCGCATTGCCCATCGACTCCGCACTCGAAACCCTCGGGGCAGTCCGCGTGGCAGTGGCACTCAGGCTCGCAGCAGTTGTCGCCATAGCTCTGTGCGCAAAGCTTCTTAGCGTACTCGATCGCACTCTCCACCAGAGGCAGGCCAGGACTTCCTATCGGTTGGCAATACTCGAATTGCGGTAAAGGCTGTCCAGTGCAGCAAGTGTGAACGATTGTGACGCACTCTTTGCAGTTAACTGGATCCTCTTCGCAGTCGCCGAAGTTGGGAGATTCTGGGTCTACGTTGCAGGTCAGGCAAGACTCACTCTTGTTGCATTCCTTGCCCCCATCACAATAACAAGGTGCGTCGTCCAGGGGTTGGCAAGTATTGTTAACGTCACAGAACGTGCAACTGTCACAGCTGTTGCCATCAAAGAACTCTTGGCAGCCAGGGCCAGGCTCGCCATTGGCCTTCAGGTAGGAATCGCAAAACTGACTGCACTCGCCGTAGGTAGGGCAGGGGCCACAGAAACAGCGAACGCCAGGGAAAGGGCTACTCAGGGAGCCGTACTGACAGCAGCGCTCTTCGCTACAGCAGTCCTCAGGGCTTCCTTCGTCTGGAGACCCATCACCACAGGTAGGCTTCTCTTGGCAGCCATCAGGCCCACCATCCTTTGTGGGACATGTTGTCACCTCTGCGTCGATCTCGTCGGTTATATCGCAATCACCAGGACCAGAGATTCCTCCAGTGGTACCGCTGTCGTCCTGCACTTGCTGGCATCGTCCTCCTACGCAAGCCCATCCAGAGCCACACTGCTCGTTTGCGGTACAGCTGACGACCTTGTTACCAGGGTTCAATCCATTGCCGTTTACAACAACATCGTTTATCTGTCCAGTCTCTCGGAATTGCGCAGCAAGCTCACTACGCTCATCATAGTAGTTGCTCCACCAACCGTTGAGACCACCTAGGGGCATGACTTGACTTAATTCAAGGTAGAGTTCCGAATAGATCCCATGGAATCAAAGGGTTTTCCCGTGTAACCATTGACTGCTGTCGTGGTTTTAACTTTCTTAAATGACAGTGTTCCGCTAATATCCACGCCGACATAAAGCAAGGCAGACTTTTGACTGCCAATGCCAGTCCAGTACAGACACAGCTCGCCCTCTACGTTCGGAGTGAGTGCTGACGGATCAGACGAGGTCGATCGTATCGGTTGAGCTGGCGCAGCCGTTCGCCAAGTAGTGGGACCAGCTACTACAATAGGCTTGTCAATGGCCACTACCTGACCCTCACGTAACGATTGCCTGAGGGGTCCACGATATACAGCTCGACCTGGTCAGTAAATGCATCGTAGTAGCCGCTCAGGATGTTAGGGGTTACTGGCGAAGTGAAGAACGCACTTACATCGGGCCTAGTTGCCTTCATCTCAATAGCAACATCCGTATTCTCCCTGATCGGCTGAGCGGAGATAGAGCTTCTGTTAATAGCCATGATCAATACCTGCTGTAGTAAACACCGTCGGCGTAGCTCATCTCGACCCTAGTACCAGCTTGAATCGAGACATACCCCAGGGGCTTTGTGGCGTATGTCTTGCCTTTGTACTTGCACATCCCAGCTCCATCCTCCCTGAGTTTGACCCAGGTAGCAGTGACGCTACCCTCAAAGTCCCCCTTGATTTCGTTGCCGAAATTCAGGTCCTCCAACATCACCATCCTGTTGGAGCTGGATCTGTCCATCAGGTCTCGTAAAATACTCATGCCGCGGTGCTGTAGAAGCCGAATTGCTTGACGTTCCAGTAGAACGCAGCTTCGTTGCCAGCCACCAGGCTGACGGCATTACTGGTCTTGACAACCGTGAACAAGTCACCAGCTGTGGCGTTGGTAGGAGTGTGCACCGTGCTTACAGGGAAGGTCAGGTCACCAGCTCCAATGGCTGGGTCAAGTCCAGCGAGGGTTGCATTGTTGATCGTCACACTGTCCAGTGCAACATAACCATAGCCAGCCCTGTTAATAGTCAGGGCGTAGTCAGTCGTAGCAGCACCTGAGTTGGCTACTGTCAGGTCTACAGTGAGACCCACTCCCGAACCAGTGGTAGTGTCTACGGGGATGTTGGTGTAGGTGGCGTCAGCCATTGATGCGGGTGCCGCGGTAACAGCTCCTAGCGTCAATGCGTTACCATCGCTCCAGACGAGTGCAACATGGCTAAAAGCGATCGGAGTACCAGATCCGTCGTGAGCGAATACCGTAGCCTTTTGGTTCAGCGGAACACCCCCGTCAGCATAGTTACCCACATCACTGGAACCGTAGGAGATGACGGCGCGGGCGTAGCCGCCAGTACCGAGAGCCACCTCACCAGCCAGCAGCGTCGCATCAGCGCCAGCTACCGTAGGATCATAGTTATAAGCAGGCAGGTTAATCAGGCGTGCCTCAAAGTATTGGTCGACGTAACGATCTCGCAAGATGTTGTCGACTTCAGTCGAAGATACCTTGGCTGCAATCGTCATCGTACTGAAGTGTAGTCGCCGTTAGGGTTCCTACGGAGCGGTGGCGAAGAGATCACTTTCAATAATAGTAGCCCCAGAGGTGATTAGGGAGCCATTGTAGTCAACAGGAATGCTGCCATTGCCTTCCGCTTCCAGGAGCCCCCCAGTACTGACAACGAAGCCAGTGCAGTAGGTGACCAGGGATTGCTCGACCTGTCCAGTCAGGTCCGTGGGGTTGATCAAGCTTACACCGTTCGGGAAGTAAACAGTAGCACTTGTGTTCAGGTACAGATCAACCCTGACCCTGAAGGCAAAACTTTGGCCAACATTGTCGTTAGTGACAGTAGGGGGCCCTGAGGGAGCTGTCGGCGGCGTGGTGCCTCCACCCATGTCAGGACGCGAATCACCTGTGAGATTGTCGCCAACACTGACGGAGCCAGAGGAGAAGCCTTGGAACATGCCGTCGCAAACCATGACGCTCTCTTCTTTCGTGACACCCCAGGAAGCCGCATCGGCTCGCAAGGCGATGAGCTCGTCGTTCTGTGAGTCGTAATAGCGGAAAGGTACTCCTGGGTACCAGGTGGTCGCGATCTCTGTTCGCAGCGGTTCTGCGACCCTGAGCCCGTATGCCTGCCCCTTGACAAAGCGGCCCACGTAGTTAACGAAAGCATCAAGAGTTGCCTGCCTTTCGGCTTCCGACCCTTTAAGCGGAACTGGCAGACGGATCTCCATGGTGATGACGTCGCGGTCTTGAGAGGGGTCGTCGACGGCCTCTGAGCCCCCTTCCGTTTTGTCTCCATCACCATAGGCATCGTCTTCCTTAGCTTCTTCGGACAGTCCGTCAGAAAGAGGCAGGAGCACCTCGAGTTCAAGTGTCTCGGTCTCGAAACTGGGGTCGTTCAGTGCATCAGGAGTAACATCCAAGGCCCCAGCATCGGTCGAGATACGTCTCGTGCTGGTCCTAATCCCGTCCAGGGCATCAAGGCTCTGGCCTGAATTAATCCCGACACCTCTGCTAGCAATACTGGTATAAGTGACAGTTGTCTGGATGTTGAGGCCCTCACTATTTTTGTACGACGTCATCGTGCGCTGAGCCCGATAGAAGTCGTCGAATGGGATTTCAGTGAAATCCTGAGGCTTGCCGTTAACAACACCGCTCCTCCAGTCGGAAGGAATCGCCGCCGAAAGTCTTGTCTGATAGACATCCTCGACAACAAGAGCCAAAGAGTTGTCCTGAGGGTTGTAGTAGTACTCCGCGTAGGAGTAGCTTTGCTTGACCATCTCCCCAGTACCGTAGTACGGACAGTTGCCGTTTACATTGCAGGCGGTACCCCATACCAAGGTGCAGTAAGCATACTGGTCAGCAAAGTACTGTGGATTCACCTCGACAGGTGGGCCCAGGAGGTTTCGCTTGACCATCGAAGCCTGTGCCGCTGGACCGTTGTAGTAGGTAACAGTCGTAGCCAAGCTCTGTGCTGGGAGATATACTGTTTCGCGATTTGTAGTCCAGTTGTCGGAGCATAGTACAGCGGGCTTGGTGTCCAACGGGTTTACACCTTGATCCCCATCGGGGTTGGAAGGCGTCTCTGGTGGTGAGGGCGTGTTGCCGCAACCAGAGGTTCCCACGGGCTCGCTAGGAGGCTGCACAGCGACTGTAGGGACAGCAGGTTCGTTCGATCCTGGGTCCTCGGGAGGGGGGTTCCTTTTCGCGACCGTTGCAGGGAAGGCGGTGAAGTAATTTGAATACTCACTGACTCGGTCCACGTAGCCCGTATTATCGGCGCCTGGTACTAGGTTCGGAACAGGGTCGCTGCTGCCAGGGTTTGGGTCGTCTGGATCTTGTGGGTCGACATAGTCCCCAGGCTCTTGGCCCGCCAGAGTAGGGTCCTGGAAATCGTAATCAAGACCAAAGTCGGGCTGCGAGCCGAGGTCCCCTGCGTCCGTTTCAACAGAGAAGTTGGGATCGCTTTCTGTCGGGTCTGGCACTAAGTCGTAAGTGACGTCGATCTTCTCGGGAACAGGCTCAGAAGTCTCCAGGGGCGCAACCGCCAACGCTGTTTCCCCAAGAACAGAGGCCCATTCCCCTGCCCTGAACCCGCTAAGGCTATCACCTTCCCAGAACTCGCCTACGACTAAGTCGCCATTGTTGTCCTGGTAGAGGTATTTGCCAGCTCCCCAGAATGCGGCGGAGTAGTTGTTGATCGTGTTTCGGGTTGCCTCTAGCTCAATGGGAAGCAGATTAACGATCTGCCTCCTGTCTTCCGCCAGCAGCGCCATCGCAATCTTGCAGCCGACCTCAATGATCAATTGCTCCTGCTCGATGTCGTAGGAGGTTGTGATGACTCTGAGGTTGCCGCGTGGGTGGACGAACTCACTCCCAGACTCTGGCTCCCTGAGTTTAAGGATTACAATACTGTTGCGCTTGAACTGGTCTCGGTTGTAATCCGAAATCTCTGTAACCCCGACCGCAGTAGGTTTTTGCGCAAGGATGATTTGCCCTGTAGTAGCAATCAAGCCGTTCTGCCATGCAGACTCATCGCTGACAGCAAAAGAAACGAACTCGTCGGTATAGTCGGTGCCATTGATCGTGATGCTGGCGATCCTGGTCTTTTGTGCGATATAAGCCACTGATCAAACCTCCCGAAGGCCGAAGCTGACCATAGTAAGGATGGGTCCCATGTAGGTGTAGACAGGTGCTGTAACGAACACGGCACTGGTATTCACTTCTGGACCGAAGGTTTGGTCGACAACACCTACGGCAGCAGATAAGCCTGAGGCCCTGTCCCCATCCCAGTCTCGGTACAGCTGGTCAAAAGTCAGCGCATCAGCGGAATCGACGATAGATGATATAACCCATTGGAACTTCTGTGAAAAGGCGGGCCCGCCCATTATGTTGGCGCCGTTCGCAGACAGGTCGAACTGGACCGAGTTAACGTAGGAGCGGGGAAAGGCGTTGTCACCGAAGTTGTTAAATTGCAGGCTATACACTGGCGAGCCACTGCTGGGTGTATACGAAATGCCAATCAGTCTGGACGCCATCGGAGCCTTCTAACTGGGCTAGTTTTCCGAAGCTTCCTTGACGAGTCGTGCGTACTTGGCTCTTGTTGATTGGCCTCCTGGGGGTGTGATCGTCCCTGCGGCCCACTTCGCTCGGAAGTCCTCAGAGAGCTCTGTAAGGGCGATGAACACCTCGTCGAACCATTCCACTAGAATGTCCAGTACAGCCTGCTCCAACCCCTCCTGGTAGCCTCTCGTGGCCGCCGCGTGCAGCCAGGCAAGTGCGTAGCGCAAGTCCTGCTCCTCCATCTCCTCGAAGTGGAGGTCAGGCAGCTTGGGCCCTGGTCCCCTCATCATCGTGTCGAGGTACATCTTCGCTGTGTCAGCGGGATCTCCAAATGCGAACAAGGTTCCCTAGATTCTGAACAAGGATGCCTATCAGCGCAAGCGGCGACGCTTGAGGCGGGTCATCTCGACCATCATGTTGTTCGCGGTTTGGGTGGGATTGCTGGACTGGACTGTGACGTTCTGGTGGAACGTATCGCCGCCAGACATGGAGCCCCTGATTGCTCTCACCATTCCAGACATTCCACCGCCACCAGCACGAGCCGCGTTGGCCTTGGCTGCATGGTTCACGTTAACACCGCCAGTCGGAATGCTCAGCTGTTGTGTTAGGTGGGCGGGGATGACTGTACCAGAGCTGGGGGCCTTCCACTCCCCAAACGCAGGAGCATTGATCATGCTCAGCTTTCCGCTAGCAGACAGGAATGCTTCCCTGCCTAGCTCGTTAACCTGGTAGCTAGTACCGCCAGAGACGGGGCCACCAGCAAATCGAGCAGACAGTCCGCCACTGTCCGAGGTACTGGAAGACCTCTGCGCTGCCTTGGCTGCGTTCAACTGTCGCTGCGCTGCAGCTGCGTCACGAAGAGAGTCCGCCAGGCGGTCAACTTGAATCTTCGTCGCAGAGTACTCGCCCATCAAGTCATTAACAAGGTTGATCTGTTCGCTCACTTCCGCGTTGGTCAGGTCGATCTCATTCTTCATGTTCTTGACGCCAGCAGTTGTTTTGTCGATTGCTTCGAGTTCATCTTGTCTTTTGCTCTTGACATCCTCGAGCTGCTGCTTGTTCTCGTCGTATTTGGCAATGATGTCATCAACCGCGTCATTGTGTCGCTCCTGTTCAGCCGTTTCTTCTTTTTTCTGCTTCAACCTGAGTTCGGCTTTTTTCGTCAGCGCGTCTTCGATCTTCTCCTGTTGATTCATCCTGGACAACCTGGCCTGAGCGTTCAGCAGCTCTTCCTGGCTGAGTTTGCCTGAACTAATCTTGGCCTGGAGCTGTTTCTTGTTGAAATCATACAGGGCCTGCTCCTCCTTCGTCCGCTCCCTGAGCTTCCCGATCTCCATGTCGATTGCGGCCACAGCGGCGTCATAGCGCTCGCCGATCTCGGTCATGCGGTCCCTGTGTGCTGACTTCTCCTCCTCTTCCTTCTCCTTCAGTCCTTCCATGACTAGCTTAATGCTGTCGATCTCGTCCTGGTAGCGGCCCTTAATAACTTCTTTCATGGCCTTCAGCTTCTCGACTTCCTTGTCCAGAAGGCCCAGCTTTTCCTCGAGCTCCTTATTCATATCGTTGTAGTCCTCCACCATCTCCTTTCGACCCGCCTCTTGAGCCAGCAGCTTTTGCGCTGCTGTGATCTCTCCGATCTTACCTGCGGTGCCCTCCATGGCCGTATTCAGATCTTCCTGCTCTTCCTTCGCCTGGTTGACTACATGATTAAAGCCAACATAGGCCGCGGCGCCTGCTGCAACTGCGAGCGCAATCTGCCCCCAATTGCCCATCAATCCGTTGAAGACAACGGCCGCAGCGTTGGCGACGTTCTGCATGGTCGCGACACCCTGAATAGCGGTTGCAACTAGCTTGATTCCACCAACGATTGAACCCCAGTTATTTACGACGAAGAAAGCCGCTGCAGCAGCTGTTGCGCCCACGAAAGCGCCAGCAATCTCAGTAAGGTTCTCGGCAACCACCTTGATACCTTCGGCGAAGGCCTTCATTGAGCCTGAGACAATACCTCCGAACGCCTTGTCGACTGCATTGAACGTCTCGACCATCTCCTTGGCGAGCTTCTGGAACGAGGCCTCAATCGCAGCCAGTCGTCCCTGGAAGGTCTCCTGCATACGCTCGGCGATCTCCAGGAAAGCAGAGCCCTCTCCAGTCAAGTTAGTCAAAGCGTCCCTGACGAGATCAAAACCAATAGCGCCCTCTGAGGCCATCTTCTTGAGTTCAGCCACAGTTTTCCCCGTCACTTTACTCATCTCATCCCAGATAGGAATACCCTGGATCGCGAATTGTGTTAAGTCACGGGTATAGGCCTGGCCCTGCGCGGCGATCTGTCCAAGGTTTCTAGCAAGCAGATTGATGTCGCCGCCAGTTGCGGCTGCTACGATACCAAGCTGATTTGTCGCATCAACGGCCTCATCGGTCTCCATCCCGAATGCCATCATGATTTTACCCGCGGTTGCGACCTGCTCCAGGTTGAAGGGCGTCTGAGCGGCAATCTTCACAAAGTCGTCAAAAGCCGCGTCCGCAGCCTCTGCACTACCCGTAAAAGCCTCCATCTGCAGCGAGAGGACTTCCATTCTGCCAGCAGTATCAGCGAACTCGCCAACACCGCGAGCCATTCCCATCAAGGCCCCCGTAGCAGCGTTAGCCAACGTCTGAACCAGAGTAAACTTACCGATGACACCTGTCGCTTGCTGTTGGAGCTGCTTAAGAGCTCCCCCGACTGTCATCTTCTTCAGCTCACCCTGAGCCTCCTTGATGCGCTGAGCCACCAGTTTCCAGTCGCTCGAAACCTTGCCTGTCTTTTCGCTAATCTTTGTTGTATTGCCCTGAATTTCCTTAAGTTTGCTGATCTGTCGCTTAAGTTGATTAGGAGTCTTTCCCCACTTGCCATTGATCGCGTCAGCGGCCTCCGCCAACCTTTTTGACTCCTGATTAATGTTCTGAACCTTTTTTGCTACCAGTTCACCGTTCTTTAAGTTGATTTCAACCGTGGTCTGCAAGTCTTGCCCAAAAGCTTTATTTAATTCGCTCTTCGCCTTCGAGGCACCAGCGTCAAAAGCCTGGAAGAACTCATTGATCGACGATACGGCCGTGTTAGTATCGACAGCAAGGTTGAAGTTAAGATTTTGCGCCACGTCGAGACCAAAGCTACTTATAGCCTTCCCATGAAAAAGAGCCCCCGAAAGGGCTCTTGTGGGTTGTGCCGTAAGTATCGCGGTTACGGGCTTCAGGCAACGGATGCGACGCGTGCGGTAGCAACACCAGATCCAGCAGTTTCGCTGATTGTGATGATGTTTCCGACGGCGTATCCTGAACCAGGGGCGGTGATGGTAACTGCTGTAATGTTGCCAGAACCGTCGGTGTCGACGGTGGCGTCTGCAGCAGTACCGCCTCCCCCAGCGATGTCGACAGCAAGAGCAGAACCAGAAAGCGCAAAGGCTGAGGTAGTGTTCAAGGTGTCGACGGAGGCGATACCTCCAGTCAGCTAAGCCTGGAGAGTCAGGTGGTAAGGACCGTAGCCAGTCAGGGTGCATTCCCAGGACACGATGCTGGTCACTTCGTTGGACTCAGTGTAGCCAGTCAGGGTGCCGTAGCCAACGATCTCCTCGGTGGTTCCAGTAGGACCAACACGCTTGAAGGCAACACGCAGGCCGTCAGCCACGGTGTTTTGCTCAGTCAGACGGAGGATCTTGTAGCCAGCGTCGCCGAAATCAGCGATACCAGCAAGGGAGATGCTGAAGCTCTTGGTAGTAGCCACGGACTGGTTGAAGCCAGAGGTCGCATCATCGTAGGTGTAGATGTCCTCAGTTCCCGTGTCGGTCTCCAGGGAGGCGGAGGTCAGGCCAGACAGACGAACAGCATCGTCGGTGCCGTCCATGGTGAAGGCCACAGAGTTCACTGTGAAGATACCGTTGCTGTAAGCAACCGTGTGAGCAGCGTCGACGGGAGTAGCGGTGTCAACGGTAGGAGCACTAGAGAAGTCCGTGACCAGGCTGTTCTGGACAGGGACGATGTAGAAGTCGTAGCCGAAAGCGGCTGAGAAGTTTGCCATAGTAGAAACGGGAAAAACCCGTACGAAGGTACCTCGGACCTTCTCGGCCCGTCTATCTTATATTGCCAAAGGGGTGAAATTAGGCTGCCAGAATTGGCATATCGGATCGGATCATGATCTTGGTCTGGACCAGCGAGCCAAGTCCGTCCGCAGTTGCCACCGTCTGCACCGCCTGAGACCCCAGGAAGCGGCTGCAAGCCCTTTCCGCAGCAGATTGAAGGTCAGCGCCCTTGGCAGGCTCCCAAGCCACCAGGAAGACGCTCCAGTTGACCGTCAGCCGTGCAGCATCGTTGCTGATATACTCGCTCTTGATGAAGTCGCCAGCATCCTGGATAATGCACTCAACGCCACTCACGTTGCGCAATGCAGGCATGTCCTCGCCCGCTGAAACGATAGAAATCGCCGTGATCTGCTGACCAGCCTTGAACTCGTACGTGCCAAGCAGACCCGTAAAGGTAGTATCGGCTGCCAGGACGTCGTAAATCGCCTGTGCAGTTGTCGGGAATTGTTGCGCCACAGGCCCAAAATAGCTATTTTAGTGTTCCTTACTTGGTAGAATAGGGGCAAGACAAACCACGGAGGCTTTAATGCTGAAGAACGAATACGCATTTCGTGGTGACGTCTCAATAACTATCTGAGATGCACTCCTCCCAGGATTTCCTCCCCGTTTATGAGAGGGTTTCAGATTACTTACACAGCATGTCTGCCTTGACTCGCGGCGAAGCCCGTCGCCAATGGCGCCAATCTATCAAAGACGCCTGGAACAACCGTTGTGCCTATTGTGGCAAGCCTCCAATCGACGACGACAGCTTAACAGTAGATCACGTCCGCCCAAAGTCCAGTGGTGGCGAAGACAAGACCAGCAACTGCATCCCCGCCTGCCGTGAATGCAACCAGGACAAGTCATCCCAGCAATGGGTCGCCTGGTTCCGTATGCAGCCGTTCTATACCATTGAGTCAGAGTGGCGTATTCGCCAGTGGCTGAAGGGTGGCATTCAAGGGTTTGGGCAGTACTCGGAAGAAGACGCCAGGATCGTCGACCAGTACATCAACGAAATCGGCACCTCCTGGCCTATGGGGTGAGGACCTCGTCCTCCCTCGCTATGACCTTAGTCTCGACAAAGGGTACTCGGAGCCTAACTTCGGTGCCCTTTGTTGATGTAAAGACCCTTGTCTGATCCCCAGCAGACTCAAGGGCAATCAGCATACCCGTGTAGCCACCGCCTTGCTGTGGTTCTGGGTGCAACAGAATGGCATCCTCGGCTATCAGAGCAGGCTCTCCAGGGACGTATCCCGAAGCAGCATGGGCGGCCATGTCCTTGTAGCAGAACAACGCCCAGGACGGCAGCAGTTTGCGCTTAAGAAGCTCCAAGTAGGCTGCTCCGTTGTATCCCTCGGGCTTCTCCCCAGCCGTTTTTGGCTTGTAAAAGCTGAAGTCCAGGTAGCTGTATGGCTTGCTTTGCTTCTTCTGATCCCTTTGACTGTTCGCGTATATCGAGGACAGCATGGCGACAGGCCTTTCGCTGTCGTGAAGCCTGCGATGATACACAGACAAGCCCCTGTTAACAGCTGCTACCACATAACCCCAGGGAAGGGTCCCGTAGTTGTCTAAGGAGAATTCGGGATCGCCAGGAAAGGTTGACTTGAGGATCCAATAGAACTCCTCAAAGTCGTACCCTTCGTCCTGGCTAATTACTTTCCCTCGGCACCGCCTTCCTGTTTGACTGCAGCGGTCAAGGCCTCGGTAGAGCGTTGATCTTCTTCGTAGTACAGGATGGCCAGGTCCCGAAGAAGGTCTGGGTGCAGGTCCATCGACTGCTCTACAGTCCAAGAGTCGTCAACGCGACAGATGATCAACACCGTGGCCTGGACGAGGTTCACCCGCTCCTGGTACGACATCAGGTCGACCATGCAGGCAAGAATCTCCTCCTCGTAAGCACCCATGTAGTCAGGGCGAGAGGGCTTCATCAGGTCCTCCATGACCTGCAGCTGCTGAATGCCTGTTTCGCGGGCAATACGACCGCCAAGAGCATACATAGCACGCATAGACTCATCACCCTGCGTGGTCTGCTGCACCATGGCCTTCTCAGACACCGACAGATACCCACGGCGCTCGATCTCGAGAATACCGCTCTCTTCGCTACCCACTTTCTCGACGATAGGCTGCAAACGAGGCTGTACTACGAACGGGAGCCCCTTCTTCTTGCGTGCCATGGTTAACTAAAATCTGGGCTAGGATACCTATCCGAACTGTGCTGTCCAGGCCTCACTCACGCCCTTGTTGAACGGTGTTTCGATGTCAAACTTGGGCTGCCCGTGAGTGCCTTCAAGTACCGCCTGAACCCACGGCCTAGCAGGAATCAGGACATCAGCAGCGCTTTTGTTACCGTACGGCTTCATGAGGCCACCATAATGAACAAAGGCCGCATACGGGGTCTTGTAGATGACCTGGAACCCGACCTTGGTCTGGTTGAACGTTGTTTTGATGCTCAGGGACTCCATGAGGCGCCCTGTGTCAATAATATCACGGGTCCCTGTGGTCCAGGCCCAGTCAGAGCCGATGGAGTTGTCCAAGGCTACTCTGAGACCCCGCTCCACGTAGGTAGAGCCCTTCTGAGCCCCCTTTGTGATGGCCTTGTTGACTGCAGCCTTCATCTTCTTGCTATCAGCCTTGCCCTGCACTTTGGGCATCTTGATTTCCAGCTTCTGGCTAAACTTGAATTGCGCCATAATTAGTTCTGCAGGTCACCGCCTGTCAGCTGCAGCTCAACGCCGCCGATCTCCTTGTAGATGATTTCATCGATGCCCAGGCCGCCGTATTGGCCGCTAGAGCGCTGAATCTTAGCCGCGGACATGATTGGATCCTGGCCAAAGCGGAATTTACACTCAGTTCCAGTTGCCAGCCATGTATATTGCGTCGTAACCTGTGCAAAAGTCAGCACAGACTCATCAGAAGTCTCTAAATCCCAGTTGCTGGGTACATTTACCCACTCTAGAGCATAGCCACGGTAGTAGAACTGGTCTCCAGACGCACCAGGCATCATTTCGCCATCAAGCTGAGACGGAATAGGGATCATTTTCGATCCCGAGGACACTCCAGAATACTGCTGACGGGAAAGAAAGCACTTAACAAGGTACGAATCCCCTGCGGCCTCTACCCAGCGCCCATCAACAAGGCTTACAGCGCCCTGCGAAGGCACCAGAATACGTGCATTGGCGTAACTAAGAAGTGGAGATGCCATAATACGCCTTTATCTTGTCTAGTATTCCGCGCGGCGGCGATTTATAGTGTCACTCGCGCCATGCGCTCGCGTCACTTGCGGCATTTACCGCATGAGCAGAGGCTTGTTTGCCAGTTCTTGGTTTCAGTGAACTGGGACTGATAGGCTAGCGCCTCCTCGAGAGTATGCCAGGAGCCGTGATACTTGCCGTCCATGCGGAACGTGTAAGAACCTCGGTCCAGGGTGACGCATCCACGCCTGTGGGTAGTGGTACCATCGAGCAGGAGCTGCTGCTTTGCCTGGAGAACTTCTTCTTCGGTCTGGCACTGCTTGACAATCTTTTGTTTGATCCGCAGTTCCCAGGATCCACGCTGGTGATAGATCCGAGGCTCGAAGTGGCGGGCACGTTGATTGTTGTTCTGAGCTCCTCTGCTAGCCCAAATGCAGTTCCATGGGGCGTAGGGGCCATCGTTGTCTTTTCGCTCGATAGAGAAGCCCTCAGGACGCTCTCCCATGTCTCTGACGAACGTCCAGAAGTCGTTCCACTCACTGGCAAGGTAGATTCCGCGTCCGCCGTAATTGGAATAGGCCTTGCAGCGCGGATTGTTACACCGCTGGCGAATCGCTTTCCAGGTGTCGTAGAGGTAGTGCTCCTTGCACTTCATTTGCCACAGGCTTAACTACCTCTAGTATACCATAAACGTGTGGTTACTGCCTACAGCGTCCGCAGGACTCTATCTCACCTTTAACATATTTGGCGTATGCTGCGTTCATTTTACGCCAATCATCACAACCAAGGCACCAAACATCGCAGGTATCGCCTTTAGCGACCTCTGCCATGAGCTTGTTAACCTCTGGGCTGTTTTCAGGATGACCAGACATGGGTTGAAAACCGTAAAAATACTGTTAAAGTCTACCGAATCAGCACTTCCAACGACGACGTGCAGCTCTTCCGCGTTCTCCTGTCCAGCCACGCGAACGAGCGCAGAATGATTTGCGACGTTTTGCATCCTTACTGCCAGGTTTTACCTTGCCAGTTACAGGTGCCTTCAGGTTGGAACCAGTTTTAGCGTTAATACGCTTCCTTCCTTTGGCCGTAAGGCCTCCTTTCTTAGACTTACAGCCATTCTTGATGCCGCAGCCTTTCATTGCACCCTTTTTCTTGGCAGCCATTGGTAAAAATCCTTTGATCTAGTGTGCCGTCAGCTACGAATCAGTGGTGTACCACCATTGTAACCACCCATATAGCCACCAAGACAGGAACAAAACGCAAAGTACTGCGCGATTTCACCCTTAGTCCTCATCATCTCCTTCTGTGGACCACTTGCCTGGCCCTTATCTACCTCCCACTCCAATACATCAGCCTTCACCAGCGTCTTACCCTCAGCATCACCTAAATCCTGTGTAGTTTGAGCCGCTTTTGCTGCCTCATACTCAGTCAACAACTCCCTTACGTTCAATACAGCCTGGGCACTCATATCCTCAAGCTGATTACAGCAGTTGCTTACACAGTCCAGCGTATACGAACCAAATGGCAGACTCAACGCCTCGATAATACGCAGCTCATCGCCCGCTACCCAGTTACCAGTAACATCCAAAGCCATGAGTCGGCACTCTAAACGGTCATATTAGTATGCCCACCAGGTATAATGAAGGATCTTACTCGCCAACAAATGGTAACCAATTCCCTAGCATTACTGTTGGCAGTACGTTGCCGCTCAGAAGACGCTACAAAACAACTCCTTGGCCGCTTCTATCACCAGATGTCCGCTAAGCAATCTAAAACCCTCCTCAATCGCACCATAATGCTCCTGGAACCACGCGAAAGAGACTGGCTAAAGAGCCTGTACTGATAAAACCCGTTTCAGTTTTTTTGAAAAATTTTCAGAGGGGGCTGCCTGAGATACCACCCTGGTGAGTCGGGGGTGGGGGGTACAGATGTACTACCCGCCTGCCCTGAGTAATTTTACCCAGTGCCTATTGCGAATGGTTCTCAGCAGTAATTGCGAACGGTTCTCAGTTGGCTCGCTGGCCAGGCATCAGGTTATTGCGAACGGTTCTCAGTAATTACTGCGAACGGTTCTCATCTGGCGAATCTCGCTAGTCTCAGAAAAACTCAGAAAAACTCAGAAAATCCCAGAAAAACCGAAAACGCAGAATGAGTATTTCTACCCCTAGGCAAGGGTCGGGCGATCGGCCATACTATGGGCATGGGAGAGGAACACACCTCACTCACTCTCTCTCCCCCACCGACCCATGACCACCAAGCAAGTCAGAGACCTCCAAGCCTTTGCAGCTGAGCTGACCCGTGAAGGGAACACCGCTGCAGCCCGCGAGGTCCTCGCCCTGATCACCACCAAGGCCTAGTAGTATGATTGAACTACTGCTCGCTGCCATCCTGCTGCCAGGCCTGACACTAGGTACTATTACCCTACTAGGTAGATAGGCCTACCACTCCACCCCAAACCACCCCATAGGAAAAACTACCCATGACCCGCACCGAACTCCTGACCGCTGCAATCCAAGCTGAAGCCATCGCCGAAATGGCTGGCACCCGACGCGACGCACTGACCGCAGCCAGCAGAGCCTGGGCCTGCAAGATCGCTGAACTGGTGATCACCGAGCGCATCAGCCTCATCCCTGAGGCTTGAGTATTTCTACTCTAGGCACGCCGCGGCCAGGCACGCAGGCTCCCCAGGTTGAATGTTAAGTTCTGTAACGAGATTGCAGGATGAGTATTTCTACCCTAGGCAAGCCGCGGCCAACCGACTATCTTAGAGACATGGAGGAACACACCTCCACCAACCACAGGATCCAATCCATGAGCAACGCCACCACGTACACCATCACCGTCGGGCTCGAGTCCCCTACCCTCAGCGTCCAAGCTGCCAAGGATGCTGCACTGTTCCTCGCGGGTGTCCGCTTCCCTTCAGGCCATACCGTCGTAGAGGGTACAGGGCGCTGGGAGTCTCCTGAGCGCGGACTAGTCGACGAACCCTGCCTGATCATTACGGTGATCGGTGAGGGTCAGGCTCACCGCGATGCAGTCGGTAAGTTCTGCAGGCAATACAAGGACGCAGCCGCCCAGGATGCAGTCCTCCTGCAGATCACCAAGCCTGAGACCCTCTGGGTTTGACTCTCAGGTAACGCTCAGGAAACGGGGGTTGTCAAACCGACCCCCACCGACTATCTTAAAGACATGGAGGACAACACCTCCACCACCCCACAAGACAAATGCTCTTCCCCTACACCACCAGCCACCAGATCATCACCAACATGGCCAACAGCGCCCGTGAGGTGATGGCCCTCACCCCCAGCCAGCGCACAGGCGAGCTCCAAGCCTGCCACGCTTGCAGGATCCATGAGCTGATGCGCTACCGCTCCCACACCGTCGACACCGACGGATTCTGATCAGGACAAGGCGTGAAGCTGGGGGATCGAATCCCCCTCCTGACCCTGGCCCACAAGGGCCCACAACACAACCAAAGGTTCTACCATGTCCCGTCCTTCCTCCCGTCAACTCGCTCAGTTCCAGCAGGCCATGGCCGACGCTCAGCAGGCTGCCTGCCGCGTTCCCAGCCGCAAGGAGCTCGAGTCTCGCCGTGACGCCTACCTGGCTTCACTCCGCTGATAGCCGCGGCCAGGGTCACAGGCTCCCCAGGTCAATTGTTAAGATAAGTGACAGGGCTGGCCTACGGGTTGGCCCTTCGCTATGATTGGGACAAGCAAGGGGAGGAGGCTCCCAGACCGAAAAACCAAACTAGAGCTGGGGTAAGCTCGCAGAAGAAATGGTCGACACCGACCCTGCCATAAAATACTTTTAGGCCGAATGTTAAGCTTTGTGACAGCGCCCAGGTAGTGACCTCCCCAGTGCTAGGATGAAGGTAGAACCTGTAATTTGTGAAGGAATGTAACAAGATTCAGGAATGAGTATTTATACCCTAGGCACCAACACGGCGACCGACTATCTTAGAGACATGGGAGAGGAACACTCACCCAACACCACTACAGGCCACCAGCCCATGTCCGACCTTCAATCCTACGAGTCCAGCCACGGCCACCTCCGCGCACTCTGGAACCTCTACACTCACCTCCTGATCTGCAACAACCAAACCGAAGCTGCCACCGTCCGTGCAGCCATCGCGATCGCTGAGAAGGAGGAGCTCGACGCAGTCGGTAAGTTCTAAAGAAATGTTAACGGGCCCGCCACAGGGCCCCATCCCTCGCTACCATTAAGACATCAACCAAAGGCAACCAGCCCATGACCCGCACCAACGTTGACAACATCAAAGCCATTCATCAACTGGCCAGCCTGACCGAACAGCAGGACGGCATCAACTGGTACCCCGCAGCACGCCAGATCGCACGCAACCTGGCAGACCGTCACGGTATCCACCCTGCAGAGGCAGCTGGTGTGATCGCAGCACTGTCACCCCGCAATCGCTGGGAACGTAACGTGCAGGACGCTGACGCACTGATCTCCGCCTATGTCGCTGGTGGACCCGAACAGGCGCAGCTGACCAAAGTCTGCACCTTCGGAGCCAACAAAGCTAAGGCCATCAGGATCCTGGAAGCAGGTGTCCTGACTGACGCAGACGTTCTGACCATCCTGTCAGGTCCCAAGCTTAAGGAGTTCTACAGCTGCATCCAGGGGATCGCTGATGTCTGCATCGATGGCCACGCGTTCTGCATCTGGGCGGCCAACCGCACAGGCCTGAAGGATGTTCCCGCGATCGGCGTCAAGCTGCGTCGTGAGATTAAGGCCGACTATTCCACAGCTGCCGACGAGTTGGGCATGACCGCTGCAGCACTCCAAGCCATTACCTGGGTGACCTGGCGCCGCATCCACGGGGTGACAAAGTGAAGCACCTCACGATGGCTGACAGCTGGGAACTGAGTTGGTCCCGAGCTCAGGTCGCTCACATCCAGCGAGAATTAACAAAGCTTCACAAGCATGAAGCGAAGCTTAACAGGCAACTCTCGCAACACAACGCAACAATCAAGCGTTACGAAGCTTAACTGAAAGGATCCTGAGTCGCGAGATTCGGGATTTTTTTGTGTTCTCAGCTGTTGAGAATGCGACGCAATAGCAATAGGTTTTCCACAGGGTACAAATACCCATAGTACACCTGTACCATAGTGTCACTGTGCCAGTTCGTTACATTCCTTCACAGTAGTACACCTGTACTAGTGAGAACCATTCTCAATAACGGTAGTACACCTGTACTATAGTACTTGTACTACTCGCCTCCCAAGGGAACCTCGTTCACTATCATAGCTGCATGTATCCAGCCATGTCAACCCCCCGTCACAAAGCTTAACAGTCCCGTATTGTCACCCTTCTTAACGTCACAGTTCGTACGAAAATGTTGCATTTCTTAAGGGCGAAGCCCCTCCCCCCTTTCTTCACACAACGTAATCATTACGATTTATGCCACCAGCCAAGGAGCCTGTGTACTGGTATATGTATACTACCCGCATCCCAACCACACGATAGGACCATTCTAAGGCCTCTGCAAGCCCCTACAAGGCCCCTCTACCATCCATCAGGTACAATCTAGCGTGAAGGGTGTAGAAGGCCATCAGAGAGGCTTGTGTAGACACTCTTGATTCACTGCTGGATATGGCTGTTAAAAGCTCTCTTCTACTTCTTAGATATATTCTTAGATTCTATATATATAGATGTACCGTCACTTAACAACGCATAAAACGACATTTCACGTCGCATGGTGCGACACTGAATGACGCGTACTTTAACATCGCACGCGCATTCGGTCCCACCTAAATGCTCCTCCTGGGAAAAGAAAAAACAGCCGCCAACAAAAAAAGGGGAAGAGAAAAAAGAAAAGAAAAAATCTTTTGGAGAAGGCCAAAAAAAATCCCCCTGGATGGGGGAGAAAAACTATTCAGAGATCTTCCATACAAACCTGGAGATCAGTCCCATGATGGACCAGAAAACAACTGTCTCTACCATCAGCCAGCTCCGTTATCCTTGGGCCAGTCATGGCCTGCACAGGCCTCAATTAACAGATCCGCTACCTGACCCTCTTCCATGATGGTGGCAAGTACCCGTGCCTCTGCCTCTCCACCCCACTTGTGTGGTTCATATCCCAGGATGTTCCAGTGCAGGTGTTCCTGTGCATCCGAGATGTACTGGTCCTCATGCTGTGGATGGATCACATCTCTACCCACGCAATACTGCACCGCATGGATCAGCTCATGCCGAAACGTGTTTGCCAGCTCAGCCGTATCACCCTCATGGGCCTCTGGGCAGATCAACAGATAACCCTTTTCGTACATGGCACCCATCATGCCATCCACTTCCTCGCAAGGTCCTACACCACTATAGGTGTCAATGCCAACGAGGTGTGCAGCGTTAATCAGGCGCTCTATTTCGCTCTCAACCCATGGTTGTTCTGGTACATGATGTGCGAACGCAGCTGAGGCGAAGCCGAATGCTGCTAAGCCCGTAAGGGCTGTGGTGGCGACGCGGGAAAAGAAACTCATTGGACCTCCTTGTGTTGTGTGTTTACAGCATACACGGCCTTGATGGCACATGCAACTGCTGTGAGAGTACTTAACAGAACGATACCGAATGCCATCAGCTGTCCTCCTTGTTCAGACGCTTGAGTTGTGCTTCCTTGTCGGCTACCAGGTGCATGGAGGACACGAATGCCCTCCTGTTGCCGACGACGACGTAATAGCCTAGGCCGTCTTGCGTAGGTACTGTTGCTGTCATAACTTCACCAATGTGTTGCGGTAAGCAATGTCGCCATCAGCGTAGCCAGTGACGTGGATGCCGTTGCCTGCATCTAGATCGCCGAACTCAAGGCTGGTGTCGCCCCAGGACAGTACGGTGAAGCCTGCATACTCACTGTCTGGGTTTTGCCAGAGGATGGCAGCGGGACCGATGCGGAGCAGGCCGCCAGTGGAATCGATGTCAAAAATCATTTCTTGGATCCTCCTTGGGAATCGGTGAACAGTTTGGGTTTGATCCGTCCCCAGCCACTCCTGATCTCAAGAACGGCTAGGGCAGCATCGTAATAAGCGTCGAAGATGTCCGCCTTGCCATAGGCACGGACTGCATCACATCCTACAGCTCCCTCAGGAGTCCTGTAGCGGACGAGATGGGTGTCGGTAGGCAGTTCACCGTCGAGGTCGGCTAACTCGTCTTCAGAGGTCTCCTGCATGAGCAGTACAAGACCGTACTTCTCGAAGACCTCGCCGAAGTTTACCTCGTCCTGCTCATTGATGGCCTTGGCCAGGCAGTGGTTGTCGTTACCACCAGCAATGACAAAACTCATTTGTCGCACCCCTTGATGACGGAGAAGATGCGGCCAGGGTGAGACTTGAGGCTTGGAACTTCAGCGCGAGCTGCTTCGATGGCCTCGGTGACGTGCTCAGCCTTGACGCAGAGGGAGATCTTGACGCCCTCGCCATTGCGGTACTGGACTGTGTAGCGATTCATGGTGATCCTCCTAGATACGGGACTCAAAGTACTGGCCTACTAGTACTAGCTGGCCTGTCTCTACATTGTAGCCTACGGTCTGACGAAGGCGGAACATGTCCTCCTCAATCAGTCGCACTTCTTCACGAAAGCGGACGCCGTCGTACTTAGTGCACAGGACGATGCAATCCTGATCAACTACCTCGATAGCAGAGGTGCTGCCAGCATCTTCACCAAAATAGTTCCTGGAACGATGCAAGAAACTGCCATCCAAGGTGAGCTCCATAGTGCCAGAGGTGTTGCCCTCCCAGACCACTTGGAACACGTCGCCAGTCAGCTCGGTGACACTGAATTTGGTGGTCATGTTGACGCACTTGAGCCTAGGGCCGTGCAGGTAGCGTCGTTCACTGGACCAGCTGCCGCAAGTGCGGCGAAGGAAGTTACGGGCTGTCATTCGTCTTCTCCCAAAGCGTTCTTAAGGGCGGTGATGGCATCCATCTTTTTGTCCGTATAGGTGTATGCCTTCTGGAAGGCAAGCTGGAACAGTGCGGCAGTGCTCAAGCAGGACAAGCCCAGCATGACTGGATCGTCTATGTAGATGGCAACATTGGGCTGCCACTTGGCCACGACTTTGCAGAACTCGCGAACCATGGTCACAGTTTCCTCTTCATCCATGTCGTCGAGCATGAGCTGAGCGGTCTGGATGCCGTAGTCAACCATGTCGGCTGCGACTTCTTCTGGTGTTGGATTAGACATTGGACTTTCCTCCATAAAGACGGTAACAGCGTGCGGAGATCTTGTCGGCCTCCGATTGAGTCAACAGGCCGCGTTCAGCGGAGATGTTGACCTCCCTGGTGAGCTCAGAGCACAGTTGGTTGCCAGAGCGTTGCCCCTTTGGTATCGGTGCTGCCAGGATAGCTCCCAGGCCGAAGCTGCCCAGGAACACGACAGTGATCAATCGTAGGGTCATTTGCTCAGGTCCTCCAGTCCATAGACAATACCAGTGAACAGGAGAGCAATAGCTGCTGAGCACCCAAAGAGTGCAATGTGGTGAATCATAGGAAATACCTGTGGATGATGGATACAGTTGATGCGCAGACAAAAAAGAGCGAAAGGCCCATCATATCTGGCGCTTTGACCTCCCTGTAGAAGGAGATGCGCAGCAGTTCTGCTACGAGTTTGGTCCACACGCCGATCATGACCTCTTCGGAAATGATCATTGCCAGATAGCCAGCAATGCCAATGTAAACACTGAGGCCTTTCTGGAAACGTGCGCGGCTCATGGAGCTTTGTACTTAGGGACAGGGTAAGGGCGGATGGCAATGACCCGATCATCATTGTCAAACAGCTCTTCGGCCTCCAGGTGGGTTAGGCCGTTCTTGACGTGACCATCGGCGTATTCGGCTTGATAGGTGGTCATGGTAGCTCTCCGTGGTTGATAAAGGTCGTGACCCCCCAGGGGCTGATCCCATGGTAGTGCGGAGGGTGATCATCCGCAAGTGGGCAATGGTAGCGATTGAACTCCTTGGTCTCATCATACTCATCATCTCTGATGGCATGGTTGAGCAGCAGGCTGCCAGATTTGCCGCTGTAGGAGCGATGAAAGGTTCCAGGTGGGATCCACAGGGCACCAGCGGTATCGTCCAGGTAGACGAACCAGTGCTTGTCGACCCAAGTGGGATTGAACAGCTCAAACAAGCGCCCTCCGTAGATGACACGGTTGTTGTCAGTCTGATGCTTGTGCACGTACCAACAGCGTCGACCATCGCTGTCTGGAGGGCTTACAGCGGGCCCTGAGTGCTCTACGAGGTCGATCCCGTTGGACCCAGGTACGCTGATGTCTGCGAAGTGAACGCCAGGGGTGCGGCGAAAGGTGCGCTCGTCAGTGAATCTGATCATGAGAAGAAATCCTGTAGGTGAGTGTACTCGTCAACCCTGCCGACAAAGTACTGGGAGTTCTCCAGTGCTGCTCGCTGCAGGTCGTGAAGGAGCTTGGTGGTGGTACCACCCTCGTCGTCCAGGTATTCAGAGACGACTTCCTTGAGGCGCTCGTAGCGCTGCTGGTCAAGACTTCCTTGAGTCAGTGGGTCAAACATTGGTCAAGCCTCCTGGGTGAATGTGGTGACAGTGCCGTTGGCCTTGATACTGGTGACGCGCTCGGCACGAAAAGAGCGCCACTGGTTCAGCTTAACGTCGACAATGCGGAAGACGGCAGGGTCTTTGCATTTCGTACCAGTACCAAGGATCTCGCCAATCTGCTTAGGATTGGTCGTGAGCTGACGGGCCTCGCCATTGGCCTTGGTGAACTCGATGCTGACGAAGGTGCTCTTGGCAGCTTCGAGGATGGTGCGGACGTTTTCGGGAGTGTTGATCATGGTTGCCTCCTTTGGTTAATGGGTTAATCGTAGCACAGATCAGACGACTGACCAGAGTGCGGGCAAGCCTCGGTCGGTGAGACGGTCATTCGCGGAATCGGCGAAGTCGCTGGCTTCCTGCTCGCTGTAGAAGGGGCCTTCATAGGAGCAGGCTTCAGCGGATTCGGGGGTCAGGAGCATTGCGTAGTAGGTCATGGATCCCTCCTTTGGTTGATGTCTCAACTATACAGCATCCGAGGTCCAAATGCCATACGTCAACAAAGCTTTACACAATGCCTCTGACAGCTCCTCCTTGGTTTCAGCGCACCTGGCTGCCAGGATGTATCCCTTGGCCAGGATGTTTGCCCTGCGCAGTTGCTTGCGCTGCTCTCCTGTCACTTCTTGCGCTTGGGCTTGGCCCACTGAACCTCATCGCCGTCGACCAGTACCTCGAACTTAACGCCGAAAGCAGCCGCGGTCTCAGCGAAAACAATCGCGATCTGCACCCAGGTGTCGTGCACCAGGTCCTGATCCCAGGCGTAGTTGCCTTTGACTGACTTCTGTTTGACCACCCGCAGTCGATTTAGTAGCTTCTCCACGGCAGGCGGGAACAGTCGGGCGAAGTTTGCCTTCTTGGTGTCGATGTCAGCCATTGTAATCCTCCAGGATGATGTTGAGATAGTGCTGAGCCTTGTCGGCATGTTTCTGGGCCTGATCTGCCTTGTACTTGTGGCGCAGGTACTTGGCGATCAGCTTCTCTTTGTGCTTGTCTTTCATTGGTGTGACTCCTTTTCGTAACAGTTGCGGATGTGCTTGACAGCCTGGTAGGCCTTCTTGAATTCCTCCCGCTTGGCAGTGGCTTCAGGCGAGTCCCAGCCCTGCTCCCTGACAATGGCCAGCTCCTCGCGACCAATAACGGTGAGCCATGCTTTGGTGTAATTCATCAGTCCTCCAGGTAGGCTTCGATCAGATCCCCAGGGACAATGCCCAGGAGGTCAAACAGGTAGCTGTATCCTTCCGAATCATAGCGGCCGAAGTCAGCCTCCTCGATGGTGGCCTGAATGGCGTCACCTTTGACGGTCCAGGGTACGATTGAGTAGATGTACTCACCAAGGAGCATGTCCTCGATCCTGTCCAGGCCTTGGATGACTCGGCGGTTGTTGTGCAGTGTGACTGAGATGGTGCAGGTTTCCATGGATTCCTCCTTTGGTTGATGTCTACAGTATGGCAATAAAAAAGCGGCCCGTCAAGGCCGCGTCATATTGCTTAACGTGCGTAGAAGAGTGGTGCTGACTGGACTATGGCTGCGCAGATCAGGATGAAAATGATGTTGCCCAGGATGCTCTTGAAAGGATCGGTCATGGATGAGGTCCCAACTGATCATATTCTGGCTTCTGGACTCGCCGAAGTCAAGGATTGTCAGCGGGAGCAAACCGAAGAAAAAGATTCTGAATATCTTTGCCCATGAAAAAAGGGCCCGCAGGCCCCTTGATCAGATGAAGGTGGTGTACTTGATCCCTCGGTAGCAAAGCTCCTTTTGGGCGGCTTGCAGGGCGGCCTTCTTGAGGGCCTTCTTTTTGATCAGTGCTAGAACGTTCATGGTCTTGTGGTCAATGCCCAGGTCCCCGTCCTTTGGCCTGGATCGAGCTGCAACCCCTGAGGGTCGGACGCTTATAACATAGACTACCCGATTACTGTAGCGAATGTTACTGAAACTGTATCAGCACGCAACAAAAAAGGGGCCGAAGCCCCCTAAGTTGAGTATTTGTACTTAGAGCCTGTAGTCACCTGGGTCCCGTTTTGAGAGAACCACTCCACCAAACTCAGGCTGAAGGTCGATAGCATTGCGGACGATCTCCTCGGTCAAGCCAAAGGAGCGATCTTTGCCAGACGGTTCAACAAGGGCCCACATAAAGCGGGTCTTGCGAACGGTCCAGCCTTCAGGTAGTTGCTTCATGAGAAAACGAGGTCAGTAGGGTGGGCAAGGAGGAGGATGTTTGGATTACCTGCGTCGAACTGTTTGCAGGCATCACCTTTTCCGAGACAACAGGTGTCGTCTTCGCGAAGGAAGACACGGACGCCTTCGGGTATGAACTTGGCAGCTCCCAGGGCATCCAGTAGCCCGTTCAGGCGCTCGCGAGTGGTGCGAGAGGGGCGGCCCTTGCTGTCGTAGAAATCGCCAGAAAAGACTCCAATACCAGCGATGACGCGAGGGTTGAAAGGGTTGGCAACCAGGCGAATGATCTCCTTGTCGAACAACCGTACTGCAAGGGCAACGCAAGGGCAACAAGGGCAGTCCTTGAGGACGACCTCGGTATTCCCTGCCTTCCCGTCCTGAAATCCCTCAGGGCCATGGACCATGTACTGGCGGATCTTATCTACCGCAAACTGCGTCAATTGACGATTGGATCTTGCCATCAGCCCACCTCCTCGTCGTAGGCCTTCAGGACTTCAGCCAGGTACTCGGTAGGAGCGTCTGCATACGGATAGTCGGCTTCGTACTGTCTGACCAGTTCCTCGACATTGCGGTCATCCAGCAGCAGGTCAACCAGGTACTGGCGAACCCAGCGATTGCGATTGGTCTTAACACTGACCCTCATCAGATGCTCTGCCAGTAAATGGCAAGAGTCCTTCATTTCTCGAATGCTTTGCTCAATCACGGTTGTCCTCCTTTGGGTAAAGTTTTGCGATGGTTTCGTGGTAGCCAGGCGGCTGTAGGTCTGGCCGTCTTTTCAAGATAGCCGTCCAGTCGATACCCTGGACTGGCTTTTCACTTTTCTTCATAGTGCCCCTTTTCCGTACCACCACTCCCTGTCCTCTTTGCTGAGGCGGAAGTAGTAAAATGTCTTGACTTCCTCCCACTCCGCTCCTGAGGCATCAACTCCTCGAACGGAGTAAGAATGGCAGCGGCGAACAGACAGATCAGCAACAAACCGACGACCAATGCGTCGCCACGAGGGCTGTTTGCCACGCCACTGAAGGGAACAGCTGGGCCAGGGGAGTTCGTTTCTGTCGTAGAGACGGCATACGGGGCCAAGGACCTCGTAGACGAAGCTACCGCCAGGAGATCGAATGCGTTTACCTGATTCATAGATCATTTGAAGAAGCGTGCGAAGCACCAGTAGTACCAGACCAGGGTGGCTCCCAGTCCGATGGCGATGGCGAGTCCTGCCAGGTTCAGAGTAAAAACTAGCAGGTTTGTGTAGTACTCAGTTTGAGTCATCAGGCAGGCTCCGCGAAGTCGGACAGGTTGACAACTTTGCCGTTGATGATGGCGTTGCAATCAAGCAGTGCGTCATCGAACTGGTGCACGTAGTCCATCACTTCTTCGATGTCTTCGACTTGGAGCTCGGTAACAGTTGGCTGGAACTCCTTGCCGTCAAGCTCGATGACATCAAGGAACTCGCTGGCGCGGGACTGCTTGAAGTTAAAGCGGGCGATGATTGGATCGGTCATGGTGTGTACCTCCTTTGGTTGGTATGTGAAAAGCATAGCACAAGACGACAGGGCGTCAAGTGCCCTGCGTGTCGATCTTGATCAAGGTGCCGTCAAGCTGCTTCAAGGGCGGGATCGCCTCGTAGTTGCGGGCCTTGGCGTCTGCTACCAGACGTGCCAGATGAGCAACCTCTGCCAGGGCAATGTGGTACCCAGCAGTGTTGCCCATTGCTTTAGCTGCAATCATTGCCTCGTGGGCACGATTCATTGCGCCAACGCGGCGCTCGTAAAAACCTGTTGGAAGCATGGGGCAGTTTTGCGACTACCCCAGTCTATCACTGATCGACCTTGGCCGCTTGGGCCGTCTTCTCTTGTTCAGACTTTCCTTCCGTTTCGGGGGACTGGACTGTCTTTTTCTCTGCCAGCTCAACTTCGTGCGCCTCGCGCTCTGCCGTGTCCTCTTCGATGCGCTCAATCTCGTCTTCAACCACCAGGTCAGGATCGAGGACACCACCACGCTGCAGCTCATCCAATACAGTCCTGCGGGACATCAGTCCATTGCTGTACAGATTGACCAGTTGAGCCATCTCAGAGGCCTCCAGGGGCTTGCTCATCAGCGAGTCGTTAATCGCTAGGCCAGACTCACTGGTGATCGCCGACTGCTCCCCCGCATACCAGGCCCAGAGGCGCATCAGGATGCCGAACATGGCCGCCTTGTTGCGAGTTAACGAGGCAACACTAGAAGCAACCTGAGAGGCCCTGAGGGATGCCTCGGTGGCTGTCTTGACATTGGCTCCGTAAAGGAAGTTCAGGGAGCTGCGGTCCATCAGCTGCTCAACGTGCTGAATCTCCTGCTGATGACGCTCAAGACTCTTGCCAGATGGCTCAGCAAAGGAAAAGTCGCCACCCTCTGCAGACAGGTCGACAGCTGTGTTGGGTCCCAGGATCAAAGGGGCAGGCTTGCCGTCAGGGCCAATAGGCGCACCCTTGCGAACAGGGACAGGCATTGCGCACTTATGCAGCAGTTCAGTTAGGTCTGAACGCATCTGGAAGTGCTGGATGCTCAGCTCGGCCAGGCCGTCCATGGGCAGGTCACCCTGTGCGAAACGGGTGGTGGTGGCGCCATACCACACCAAGGGCACGATAGGCAAGCTGGTGTTAATCTCATCGATCTTCTGGTTGGACCAGCGACTGGCGTCTGACTTGACGAGGCGGTAGGTCTCGACCTTACCAGGTGTCAGCACGTAGTAAATGGGCTCAACCTGGCTGCCATAGCCCTCAGCGGCTGTAGAACGAAGCTGGCGGACGGTGACGCGCTCAATCATTTCACGGCCCCGCTCATAGCTGACCTGCCAGTTAATTACGTCGGAACGCTCGATTGAGATGAAATAGGGATGGCGCCCGTCGTTCATCTGATCAAAGAAATTATCACTACCGCTGTCGGGCATCATGTCAACCATCACGAAACTGCCGCCGTCACGCAGCGTCATCTCGTCAACACGGGTCAGGAAGCTCGTCATGCTGGAGCCCTGCAGGTCGACGTTGTCGTCATTGGCCTTCATTGACTCAGGGGCATCAATGATCTGGAAACGGCTCAGCAGTCCAGCGTAGGAGCGAATGCTGTCGCGGTAGATCGGCGTGTAGGTGGCGCGATCACGGCGTGCTTTGTACGCAGGATTAGGCTCTGCGGGCTCCTTGTGCAGATACTTCCCCTTGGCAACTCCAAGGCCGTCGGCGTTGAGAAGTGTCCAGCAGTCGTAGGCCTGCTCTAGCTGAGGAAGAAGCTTGACCAGCTCAGGGCGATGGTAGCTCACCAGCTCTGGGTCGTTGATCGGGTGATTAATGCCGTGCATGAGAATCCGTCTCGGAAGGTTGGGTAACAGTGGCATCACGCCAGCCATTCTTATTAGGTTGCCTTTGCATGAAAAAAGGGCCCGAAGGCCCTTGGATCATCCTTTCGAGACCTGAACTCCTTGGTCTCCTTGGTAGCGACCCGTTGAGGCGTATGTCCTCATCGGTGTCTCGTCCAATTTGGCAAACCTCAGTTGACCAATGCGCATACCGTGCTCCAAGGGGAGGCGGTGATAGCGATTGACGTTGACCAGCTCCAGGGTGACGCGACCACGAAAGCCAGGATCAATGTAGCCAGCCATGAGGTGCTCGTAGCCTTCTCGACCTCGGGACGACTTCAAGTTGAAGACGCATTCAAGGTTGCCTGGGACACGGATCAGCTCCTGGGTAGCAGCAAGGACGAACTCTCCAGGGGCCAGGCTGTAGACACCGTTCTCGATGTCCACTTCGACCCAGCGCTCCTCCCCTGAGCCGCCCTCCCTGAGGATGGTGGGCCCCAGGGTGACGTCGATAGAAGCAGGGTTAATCATCTCGGGAGTAAAGGGCTCCACAAGACCCATGTTTTTGCACAGGTTGCGGAGCTGGTGGTCGACTAGAGTAGCCATCAGTTCTTGCCCTCCAGCTCATCCTTCTCTGCCTTGGCGATGCAAGCAGCTGATGTGCAGGCGGTTACGGACTCGATGTTCCAGTCAGAGGAATCGTACTTGTTGAGGACCTCGAGGAAGTCCACGTCCTCATCACGACCGATCTCCTGGATCATTTTGAGCTCATCGTACTTCTCCTTACTGATCGGCTCGAAGGGCAGGCGGGGGAAGGTTCCACCGTCTACATCGAAGCGGGCCAGCAGAGCGGCAGAAATGTAGCCGCCGTCGTTCTGGATGTCGTTGTGGATCAACTTGGCCAGTGTGGGCACCTCATGAGCACGCAGTTCAATGGTTGCAGACGTGTTGTGGTCCGTGTACCAGTTCTGAACTTGCATGTAGAGGCCGTATTGAGCTTCGACAGGGAGATAGGCCAGGTCGAACTGATCACAGCCAGGCAGGTTAGCCCAGCTCACTTCGGTTGGGATTTCGACCAGAACTTCTTGAACTCGTGGGTCTGTAATGTCATCCAGAAGGTTGCCCTTTTCGTCACGAGCGGACTGAGCGGGGATGACTGAATATCCTGTCTCCAGGAGAGCTGCGACCAGTGGATCATTGACACCAAGAGTAATACGACGGATGAAGCGCTGCGCTTTAGGGGGATGCCAGCCAGAGGAAGCACCTGTCAGCAGGCTCTTGGTGCCCGCGGGCTGCACGGTTGTGATGCGATTCGGTGTACGAATCTTGTGGGTGTTGCAGTAGTCGCGAACACCTTGGCGAGCAGCGATAGCAAAACGCTCCAGGTACATGGCCTCGACCTCTTTGAAATAGGCCGCACGGCGACCACCCTCAGGACGACCCTTCATCATCCAGCTCAGCCACTCGGAACCGCAAGCATGAACGAGGAAATCAAACAGACCAGTAAAGCTGACACCAACAATAGGATCGATCTCACGAGAGTACTGGTACCGCTCATGAACGAACTCGTGTTGCAGAAGTGCAGCCACCTGTAGGCCAGCAGCGTAAAAAGCGTCGGCTTGTCCTTTTGCATCTTTGGGGTCCAGGGTGTTCAGGTGTACCTCGGCCAGGTTGCAGTGGAAGTCACGGCCAATGATCTCACCACAGGGGTTGAGGCCATAGCGGTCCATGCGGTGCTGCAATTCGCGCTCATCCAGCTCGGGAGCCAGGATCTTCAGGAAGGACAGACCAGCCTCGCGGCCACCCTCGCTGTAGTCACGGATGAAGGCGGACTTCAGAACGGGAGTATTCAACAGGTCAGCATTGGCGCGGGCTACTGCCTCGGGCACGTACTGGATAGCACCCTCGCCAGACTCAAGCTGCATCTGGACAGCAGTCTCGATCTCTTCGTAGCTGGGCTTGGTGTGGTAGCAGCGGGTGTGGTTTGCCATCCGCAGGGCTTCCTTCTCACGGTCTACAGACCACTTACCGTCCTCGTCCTGGCGGTAGAGCCCGAGCTTGGCTGAGGCTGCGGCGCGGTCATCCTGAGAAAATTGTCGCATCCCAGCAGAGCGACGAATGTTACCAGCAACGATACACGCAGCAGCTTCGTCAATAAGCAGGCAGGCTTCGACTGTGGTGAGCTTTCTTCCATTGGCCTTGTTGAGGAGGTTGATGACTTTCTGGAACATTTGCTCCAGGTTGATCGGATTAGAGGTGCCGCCAAACCCCTGAAGACGCTCTCCAGCAGGTCGAACGTTGCTCAGGTCCAGATGCAGGCGGATATGGCCGCCGTTGCGAGCTAGGCCTCTGTAGGCCAGGTTGATGACGAACTGGTAAGCATCGCGCCAGCCTTGACGAGAGTCGCCTACAGACAGGAAGACGATTCCAGAGGGAAGCAGGGTCTCGTACTTAGTCAGCTCGCAGCGGTCCTTGGCTGGCTTGGTGCCAACAGGGCTGACTCCAACCAGTTCGATGGTGTTCTCGATTTCTGGAAGTTGGTCGATGACATCCTGTTCCAGGACAGCGCCAGTGCCAGAGCCTTGCATTGCCAGGTCGACCAGTAGGCCGAAGGCATCCAGGTCCTCGATGTGAGTACTGGTGCAGTTGTAGTAGCCAGAGAAATTCTCGGGCCTTTTACCCCACTCAGTGCCAGCTACCCAGAAGGCGCGACCTGAAGGGAAAGCATGTTGTGCCAAAGCCTGCTCCTTAACCAGCTCGGCCTCCTGGATGGTGAATTTACCAATGCGAGCAATGTCCTCGACGGTGCGGGTCATTGCCTCCTGGAAGTTCTCACGGGTGCCGTCCGCTTTACGGCGGCTATAGGTGCGGTAGAACACGGTCTCCGCTGATGGTGCTGATGGACGGAATTCTTGCATAGGGCTCAAGCGCGTAGGGAAAGGTTGCCTAACCAGCATACATAAAGAAAGGGGCCTTGCGACCCCTCTGTGACAGATTTGTAACTTAGCTTAATCCTCTTCGACTGTCAGGCGAGACCAAGCTGTGTAGGTCTGGTCGAAGGTGCGAGCTGCCTCGTACTCGGAGTTGGCACGGACCTTGAAGGTGCCGAACACATACCGAGAGTCTGGCGGCAGGGTGCGGCGTTGGGCGAAGACGACGAACTCGCGGGAGTTAAAGTCGTTGCTGAACAGGTGTGAAAAAAAGCTAAACATAATCAGTCGCAGCGGCAGTGGGCGGAATCTGGACGGAGAGCGCACTCACGCTCAAAGTAGGTGGAAGGAGATTCCAGCCATTTGCGCTGCTGAGTAGCCATCGGAGACGGATCAGCCTCGATGTAGTCGGAGTTGTAGACGGTGTCGCAGGTGCAGTTTTTGCAGGGTGCTTTGCAGGTCATGGGTTCCTCTTGGTAACGTTGATTGAGTCGGGTGAGGCAGAAGCCAGGGATCACTTGCCCTGGCCACGGTACGGCTTTTGACCCTTCTTCTTGAAGGAGCCGCGCTTACGAAGGCCTTCGCCTTGACTGGTCCGCTTCTTGGGACCACGTTGGAACAGTTCGCCAGATTGATACATTGCCATGGGATTCAGGGATAGGTGAACAGATTCATTCTAGCTCTCGCGATCCCATAGGTCAACATAGACAAAGGGACCAGGCTCGGGAAAGCCGTTTTCTTTGCATATCTTAACGAGAGAGCGATACATGCGCCATGCCGCCCACTTGGTGCGCAGGTTCATGACGTAGATCTCTGCCTTTAGTGAGGCAGCTCGCAGGATGCGTGCAGTGAGTTCGCCATCGAGGGCAAACGCACAGGCCAGGAGGATCACGAGTAGATAAAAACCTTGCATAAATTCAGCTCCAGTCAGGGTTGTGGAAGACGCGAACGAGTTCCGCGTCGGTTGGGATTAGCTCTTTGGCCGACATCGTGGCGCCAGTCAGGTCCTTGGCGTACATGTCGAGGTTGCGCTCTTGGTCTTGGTGGCGGTAGACGGCTCGATACAGATGCATGTTGTGGATCTCCAGGTGGACTCAGTAAGCATAGCATCAGGCGTTAGGCTGCCAGGCCTCTCTGATACTTTGTAACACTTCGGTGACCTCCTCCCTGTCGATCTTGGACCGATTGCCGCCAATGTGATCGTAGAAGCCGCGGCCGTTGCGGTATTCGATCGACGCCCATTCCTTTGCCAGCTCATCCAAGGCCCAGCCCAGCAGCTTATGGTCACCACGTAGGTAAGCGCCTACTGCTGGACGCTTGTAGACGATCAGGGCGGCCATCAACGTGTCCTGGACTTCGGGTGTAAACATATCCAGCTCATTGACACTGGAATGATTGACAGCCCAGCGAAGGGTGGAGGGGATAATCTGGTATCGGCCGACAGCATGTACTTGCCAGCGCTGCATCTGGATCACCTCTTTGACGGTAAAGTTCTCGAAGGTGCGGCCCTTGAGCCACTGAATACCGCCAGGCGTATCGCCAGCGCGTCCTCGGTTGAGCGAATTGTAATCACCCTCTCCCGTCGCTATGAGGTCCATGAGAGGCTTTAGGTGCCCTTCCAGGGAAACGTACTCAGGGTTGGGGCAGAAGGTCTTGGAGGCCCTTGCAGGGGGTGCAAGGAAAGCCCCTGGCCCACCCAGCAGTACAGCCAGAGCGAGACAGGGGCAGAGTTGAGAGAATTTCATCAGGTTCAGTGTTTACGGCACCAAGCGGCCAACTCGGTAAAGCCTCCAATCGCTTCACCGTCCACTTCGATGTATGGTACCGTCGGCCATAGATCGGATTTGCCTTCAGCCTCGATGTACTGGATGCCTTTGAGGTCCAGCAGCTTCTTGGCCTTAACGCACCAGGGACAATTGGGCAGGGTGTTGATGATTGCGGTCATAGTTTGATTTTGATGGCGAGGTGTTGAATTTCTTTAAGGGGGACCATGATGCAGGCTTCCTTGGTGCGGTCACGGCCTTCCCAGTTGGCTCTAGCGTACCAGTTGCCATTGGATCGACCAGCTCCCGTCTGCGGGCACCTGGCGGGTGGTTCACCATGTTTGGCGACCACCAGTTCCTTAAGCTTGCCACAGGGAATGCGCCAGTAGGTGTCGTTGTCAATAAACTTAACAACGTAGTCGATCTTGTGTAGCCAGCCAGCAGAACCGTTAACAGCACGCCACTCGATGCAGAGCCCAGGTGGACCAGAGCGGGTGGGTGCCTTGACGTTGACGGTCAGGCCCTGGACGACAAAGTCGATCTTGCCCTTGATGTCAGCGTCAGCACCAACCTCAGTTGTGAAGTTGATACCCTTGCTGCGGAGGTGTGAGGCAAAACGCTTCTCACTGATCGTGCCACTGCGGAAGCTGCGTTCCCTGCGATCACTCATCAAATCACCACTTGGACGATTGTCTGAGGCGCACGCAGAGACTCATGAGCCTTATCAGCGGATCTTGCATTGTACTCGGCAAGCTTAGAAATAATTTCGTAGCCCTCCACTCCATCCACATTCTGAAGGTCAGCCTTAAACCCATCCAGTCCTTGAGGCGTGACGATGTGGATGTTTTGCGCTGCTTTCGACACGAAGCCCAGTGCCTCCTCAGAATAGGCGTTAGAACCCACGAGGCTGGCATTGCGAGAAACGTAGTCAGAGACAACCGTCGCATGGATGTGACCGCAAAGGATGTGAGTGATGTTGATGCCCTTGGCAGCAAACTTGCCGATAATGGCCTGGCATTTCTTCTGGTCGGTGGCGTTGACCTGATGGCCATGCACACCCAGGAAGGTCTCGTTATGGACCTGGAACACGACTTCGTTGGCATTGAAATCATTGAAGCGCATACCTTTGTCGTCTGTCGCATCAAAGACGGCCTGAAGCATCGCGTAGATGGTGTAGTCGTAGCTGTCGGTAGCCACAACGTCAACCCAGCCCAGGTTGTCCTTTGCGCGAGATTCGTTGCCAGTTACACCGAAACAGTCGACAAAGAAGTCGGCCCGCAGATCCATGAGGAACTGCTTGTAAAGGTGTACCGCAAGGACAGTGGCCCGTGCACGGTTGGTGCTCATGGCCAGCAGCTCATCGAGGCGACGGTCGCTGTTCATCAAGTCGCCGCCAAAGAAGACGACAACACGCTCAACACCGTAGGCCTTGCCCAGAAGCTTGGCTTTCTGTGCCAGTAACTGCAGGCGCTTGGCTGCTACTTGGAAGTCGAAGCGGTTGGTCGGCAGATTGACCAGTTCGTTGAAGTGATTGTCGGACAGGTGGACAACCAAAGCAGCTGCAGAGGGATCCAGAGGACCACTGCGGCGGGGACAGTCAGCAAGAGAGGCGCCGTGCTGCTCCAGCTCCGCGAGAATAGCCTCGCTATAGGCCGTGACAGCGTTCTCAATGCGAGCATGTTCCCTAAAAGCCTTGTTGGCGATACGGTTACGGTCTAAGAGCCCTTGATTGGCCTTGGCCAACTTGACATTGGTCTCGACAGTCTCGTAGTCAAGTGTCGGGCCAGCCAGCTCAGTCTTGATGTAGCTGCGCAGGTGGTTGGGCTTGGCCAGGTGCGGGTATCGCTCGTGAAGCGCGTTTGCCACGCCAAGGTAGCTGCCGATCTCTTCGTAGAGCTCAGTCACTTCGTCGTGAAGGTGGCTGATAGGTGTCAGGCTCATAGGGTTTTTTGGGGTACATCTTTTGACAGTATAACAGATATGTGACGCAGTACGCCATCGGTGTCGTCAATCTGCACGTTTGGCTGAACCACAGTCCGAAGCTGTGCCATGAAGTGGGGCTCAGAGGCTGCTACGACGGCCATTACGCTGTGAGGGGTAAGATCGGTTAGGCAGTACTGCTCAAGTTCATCCAGACGCTCGCAGAGCCACCTCAGGGGCGGATGAGTCACCTTCGTCAGCAGTGGACGGAGTTGGTCGCGATGGTGCGGCTTGTGGACGAAGATCCGCAGCATTCGACGCTCTGTCGTTACCCGTGTCTGTGCCTCTGTAGGTGGCGTCCACTCGCGCTTCTCGATTGCCACACTGCGGTCACCCCAGCCCTTGGCAGTTGCTGCGGCTTCCTTCTCAGTGCGAGACAGAACCCTGGACACCTTGTCGATGTAGTGAGTTCTGACGGCATTGCTGTGCAGGCCATCGATGACCGCACGCAACTGGTTCTCTACGTCGGTGACATAGGCACTGTTATCCAGGTCCAGATCAGCGGCCCAGTAGTCGATCACCCAGTCCAGCCAGGGGTCGGCAGCTGCCAGCAAGCCATGGAACGCATCAGCGCCCTGCTCACGGCAGATCTCGTCGGGGTCCTTGCCCGCAGGCAGTTGGGCTACATTGACCTGGATCTCACCCTTCTGGGCCAGGGGTCCTGCTGCCGAGATGAACTGCTGGACGGCCTTCTTACCGCCCTCGTCACCGTCAAAACAGAGGACGAAGTTGTCGACGGTCTTGGCTAGACGCTGCAGTACAAACGGCTCAGGGGCTCCAGTACCCTGCATGGCGACCACGTTGGCAATCCCATGCTGCCAGAGCGACACGACGTCTAGATGGCCTTCCACAAAGATTAAAGAGCCAGCCAGGCGTGCAGCTTCCTTGGCCCTGACCTCGTTGAATACAAGCGACTTTTTGTGGAACAGGTCACCGTCTGCCGAGTTCTTGTACTTACCAGGCATGTCTGGCTTGGTGGCACGGCCTGTCCACCCCACCAGCTCGTTGCGGTGATTGAGGATCGGGACTGTGATGCGGCCAGCGAACATGCCCTGTGGAGCGAATCCCAGACCAAACTCTTCTGCAGTTACCTTGTTGAGCCCACGGTCCTTAAGCACCTGGCGGATCCGACCAGCTTTCTCGTGGTGCAGGTTTGCGACATAGCCTTGCTGCTCCTTGGCCAGCTTGTCCAGCGCCGATTGGCGTTGCGCCCGCTTCTTCGCCTGCTGTTCAGGACTGATGCCATCGGTCTCCAACTGGATGCCCAGAATCTCTGCTGCCAGGTTGGCTGCATCCACAAACTCCAGGCCTTTGCGGCGCCTGGTATAGGCAATGACGTCGCCCCCTTCTCTGCAGACATGGCAGAAGCAAAAGCCCTTGTCGTCGTTGATCGTCAGCGACGGGTTGGTGTCCTCATGCCAAATGCATTGCGTAACAAACTCCCTGCCCACCCGCTTCAGCTTGCTGCCCAGGCTCTCGATGACCTTAGAGATCGAGCCAGACTTGAGCTTTTCGAGTGAAGCAGAGGTTATTGCCATAGGGAACGAGCAGTTCCCCTCAGCCTACCATCAGAAGAGCGAACCCTGCAACCTTCCTTCGCTAATCTCCTTCCAGCCATCGATCAGGTCGATCTCCTCCTCAGACCAGTCGGTGGCATTGCAGCCAGCGGCGAGCAGAAACTCATTGATCTCCTCTTTGGGGATCACGCTGCCATTGCCGCTCAGATATACGTCTAGTGCTGAGATGGCACTCTCTCCGCCGATGCGTTCAATCGCGTCTGCTGCCAGGCCCATGTACATAGCACCAAAGTCGATCTCGCTGGGCTCCAGGGGGTCTGTCGGTTTGGCCTGTTCCTTTAGCTCCAGTGGTGGGCCAGAGCACACCTTGCGCACTTCGAGCCACTCTTCTTTGGTGATACCTAGCTCAGCGGCGACCTCGTGGTCGGTTGAGCCTCTGTACAGCAGCTTGCGACCTTTAACCCAGCGCTCGCGCATCTTGTGACTGAGCCTTACCGCGTATGTCTTGTCCCGCACCCAGTGCAGTAACTCCCCTCGGATCGTCGGTACTGCTAAAGAGCTGAATTTCATGCTCTTACCTGTAACAGGATGTGGCCGATCAGGATCATAGCGATGAGCGGCCTTGCACAGACCCTCAAAGGCAACGGATTCCAGGGTGTGGTAGTCAATGCCAGTGGTGCGCTGAATGCGCCATGCCTCGCGGCGGGCGAGGTTAAGGTTGTCCGTTGCGAGCTTCTGCTGCTCCTGGCTCATCTGAAACTTTGCAGGCTTCCGAGCCATAACCTGTTAAAATACTACACACAGTCTACCAGGTGGAGTATCTTTCGACATTCGGCAAGATCCTGTCGCCGCGACCCCAGGTAACAGTTGTCATCTGAGGGGCAGAGCGTTGAGCGCAGTAGTTCAGAGCCATCGTCAAAGAGTCGACCATGTCATCGTTCTTGGAGGCGGGGAACAATGCGAATTCGTTCAGAAACGCATCCAGCCAAGGTGTACTGGCGGGCAGGTAGATATTGCCTGCTTCAACCATAGGCACAATACCTGCTGCTCTGGACTCTTTGGATTTCTCTGGCCTGACACCAATTAATCCTGGCACCTTCTTTTGCATCATCTGATAGACAGCAAAACCCGATGCCGCAAGTTCGATTACAGTGCCCGACAAGTTGTGGCGCTTGTAGAGCCTGGCGATCATTGCCATCGTGCCGACGACATCCAGCTTCTCCCTGACCATGTCTAGGACATAGAATTGCGACCCCGCTTGCCCCACAACAGTGCCCACCACGTAGTCACTCTTGTTGTTGGCGGTAAACGTAGCGTCAACAGACAGGATGACACGCTGGAAGTCTGGCAGCGGCGTGTCCCAGTCGTAATACTGCCACCAACTGGGGTCGAACATGTTACCACCCTCGGGGGCTGGCCTCTGCTGGTAGAGAGAGGCGAAATCCCTGGAGCCAACTGCTTCTCTAATGCGCTCCAGGGCGTCTATGTCGTAACGCTGGGGGCATAGCGCCTCACCTACTTCTTCACGCCAATCAGATACAACAGGACAGTGCTCAGGAAGCTTCGGGCGGTCGTCCTGGTCTTCGTAAATAGCTGGCAGGTCGACGACTGTCCAGTTCTCGCGACCTTTTTCCGACACGTTGTGTTCGTTCTCCAGCAGTTGCCCGATCATGTCGTTTTCCGACCACCTGGTCTGAATCACCACGATGGCACCCACATGGGGCTCCAGACGGGTGTACAGGGTGGAGGTGTACCAGTCATTGAGCTTTTCCATCATGCGGCCCGACTCTGCGTCCTCGCGGTTCTTCACGGGGTCATCGATGATCAACAGGTGGCCAGATCGACCAGTCACGGCACCGCCCACACCAGCAGCCCACAGACCACCGCCGCCCTCAGTGCCCCAGGCATTGACAGCTTTAGATGAATCGTTCAGGAGTCCGCCACCATCCTTGAAGTAGTCTCGAGCCTTGCGGGAGAATCCTTCGGCGAGTTCTGCCGAGTAGGACGAAATACCGACGTAGCGGTCAGGATGAGCCAGCAAGTAAGCAGCAGGGAGAAGCTGCGAAGCAAGAAGCGACTTTCCGTGTCGAGGTGGGACCTGGAGGATGAGGCGGTTGCACTTGCCATCGATGACGCGTTGAAGTTGTTCAATTACGGTTGCGTGAAATTTGTAGAACTTGTAAGAAGGCATTACCTTCTTGATGAACTTCCAGAGAATAACACGTTCAGCATTCTTCTCGGATTTTTTCTTCTTGACGTCCTTGATCAGATCCTGACCAGACGCGGCGTACTCTAGAAAGTCGGCCCCAAGTTTAGTGCTCATTCTTCAACGGGGATGTCGTAGGCTTCGTCCTCGTTCTCATCCATGATCTCGACCTGAACTTCTTCCAGTTCCTGGTCAACCACAGTCATCAACTGGCCGACACCCAGCGCCGTAGCCCAGGACTGGCGACCAGAGTCGGAGATGTTTGCGGCAGCACGCATCAGACCGCTGATCAGGCCCATGGGGATGTCTTCGCCCTCTGCCTCTGCCTTAATGATCCGCTTTTGGATGATTGCCATCAGGTCCGCAGATGTTTCCATCATCATCTTGGCCTGTTCTTCGTTGGCCTTGCGGTACTCCTCAATAGAATCCCGCTGACGCTTGCGCTCGATCTTGTTAGCTTCCTTGACGGCCAGGGCCATCTCCTTCGTGTCCCAGGAGGCAGCACGACGCTCCCATTGATACTTCTTGGCCCACTTGGCAATCGTAGAAGAGGTTACGCCGCTTTCAGCTGCCACGTCTTCAAAGTTGCGCTTGCCGTGCAGGTAGACCTGGAAGGCGTTGAACTGATCGTTGCTTTCGTGTTGACCAGCAGCGTAGACGTGGTAGCCACGCCGAAACTCCCAGATCTTGCGATCATACTTAACCTCTGGCTTCCATTCCTTGAACTCCCCTGCCACGACTGAAATCTCTTCAGAACTGGGCTAGTATTCCGAGGCATGAAAAAAGGGCCCATAAGGACCCTCGTCGATGCAACGCTGATTCAGTTTATCAGGTGAAGGCTGCTTCGTAGACGTCAGGGAGCTGCTCTTCGAAGATACTTTTAACAGCCTCGGCAATCAGACGATGTTCGAGCTGGGTTTCGATGCCTGCGCGGATCTGAATGTAGTGGATCCAGCTGCGGATCGAACCGCTCATGTAGAGCCTCGTGGGCGTACCCAGGGGCAGGATGCTACGGGCACACTCTTTAGCCACGCCCTGACTGAGCAGGTACTCGTAGTAGTCGAAGGTGCTGTGGTAGATCTGCTGGATCTGCTTGTTCATCAGGTCAACCATCTCAGGATCAAGGTTGTCATGTGACGCCTGCTTGTTCTTGAGGTCCTGGCTGCGCAGGTGAGGTAGTCCAACGGTACCAAGCTGGTCGACAGAGCTGTAGCGCTGTGAGAACTCCTGGAAGGAGAAGCTGCGGTGGCGCAGGATCTGGGCGGCGATAGCCCGAGTGGTCTCGATCTCAACCTGCATGGAGGCCATCTCGAACGGGCTCCAGTGCTTGTGCTTGATCAGGTACTTGATCAGGCGTGGGGCAGTCTCCAGATTGTTCTGGTTACTGGGGTTGGACACCCTGGCCATGTAGACAATCTGCTTCTCAGCGTCGGGCGTGATGCTGACGAGACGGGCTGTGTGGACTTCGCGGTTCATGGGTTCCTCCGTGTGTTGCGTGGGGTTTCTTTGATCTTATCAGAGGCTTCAAGCACAGCCTCGAGGGCTCCTTGCAGGGTGCGATCACACCCCATCAAGTCCCTCTTCTCCAGCTCGACGACCCAGTTCCACCAGTAGCCGTCGTAGTCAACCTTGATCGTGGGTTCAGAAGACATCGGAAAGATCCTCCTCAACGGTGGGCTCTTCCATGCTAACACGGTTGTACCAACCTGGGTAGTCCAGTTGACGGATTACTGGTTCGCGGTTAGGCCATTCGCCTGAAGCTTCGCACTGGGCATAGGTCTTGAGGGCCTTCTCGCACTTGTAGAGCCCCTCTGACATCATGTCTGGTGTCACCTCGAAGATGTCCACCGTGTATGGCGCCTTGCGCTCTACTGCTACGAACAGGAACTTGAAGGGCTTGCCGAAAGCGGCTTCAGCAGCTTTGGCGTAATAGGCGGCTTGGAAGTCGTATCCCAGGCCGACCACCTTCTTGGTGAACAGCTCGGGCTCCACAGTATCAGTCGTTTTCAGGTCAAGGACAATACCCTCTTCCACGAGGACGCTGTCCAGACGAGCCTTGCAACGCACCCCAAGCCAGTCCCAGTAGACCGACACCTCGTTGCGTTTGATGTACTCGTCACCTGTCCCTGCATACCACTCAAGTCGCCTCAGAGACTCTGCCATGCCCTGCACGGCGTTCCAGGGATCGTCCTTACCTCCAGTGCCCAGGACTTTCTTGCGGCCAACACCAGCCTTCCACTCCTTGCCTTCCTTGGTCGTCAGCTTGATGTTGTCGGGCTTTTTGATGTACTGAGCATCAAATGCCTTCTCGCCGTCCAGCACAAGACAGTGAGCCGCTGTACCCATTTCCATCGCAGGCGTCGGGATCAGGCGGTGCTTCAACGCTGCCTGGTAGTGGGCTGGGCTCTCCAGGATCTTCTTCAGGCTCGACTGATTGACTCCAGCCTCTTTTCTGTAGGCAAAGTCGCTCTGGTTGTAGGCAATTTCAGCGTTCACGGGTAGCTAAGCATCTCAGCTCAGTCTATCAGAAAGGCAGTTCTTCCTGCTCTTCTCCGATCTCAATAATCCTGACGTACCAGGCGCTTTGATCTTTCTTGGTCTTAATCCATTTGACCGACAGTTCAGGGATAATACTGATCCTGTCGTCTTCCCATAAGACTTTGTTAACTGTGTCGAAGAAGGCGCCAACGACGTTGTCGATGTCTGCTCTTCCTTCGCCATACAGCTCCATTTCAACACGAAGGGGCCCCTTTAGAGGAGGCCCATCGTACTGTTCTTTGACCTTGGCTAGTAGTTCGCGTTGATTGTCCTTATAAGCCTTCGGCATGAAGGTTCCCCGTGAGGTGACACGAGGCCTGGCTTTGGAGAATAACGGATGGAAGATTTCAAGCGTGATCATACCTGATCTCCAGCGTAACCATCGACGGCGCATCCAACTGCTGCCAGGATACCAATCACCCCCACTGAGAACCCAAGGAACTTAAGCAGGGGCATAATGGCGGCCAAAGAGAAGCAGATCACGACTCGATCAGCTGATGAGCTGCCTTGATCGGATCTGTGGCGCAGGTCCAGTAGGGACCCTCGTTGCGGCCGACGTAGTTCGACTGTTTGAGAGTGAACTCAGAGCTGCTCATGAGGGTCTGCCACTCGTCCCCGACCAGAATCAGCGGCCGTGGCTGCATGTGGTTGACCTGCAGCAGCTGAACCACCGTCAGGATCTCCAACATGGTGCCGTAGCCGCCAGGCAGGGCAATGAACGCATCACACTGAGAGAACTGCTCCAGGCGGGTGAAGAAGTTTTGGTGGTGGGTGTCATGCTGAACGGCGGGGTTAGTCTCCGCCTCGAAGGGCAGGAAGATGCTGTACCCCAGAGAGCAGAGGCTGCCCTCGTCACAGACCTCCAGTGCGCCCTCGTTGCAGGCTTGCATCAAGCCAGGTCCACCGCCAGTGGCGATAGTCCAACCGACGGCGGAGAGAAGCCTTGCAGCCTGCTTGGACTGCTGGTAGATGGCAGAGTCAGGAGTCGGACGAGCCGACCCGAACATTGCGACTGTCTTGGTCATCACAAGCACCTCCCGTTGCCGCCTAGCTCACAGGTGGAGCCGTCCTTTTTGATGCCCAGGATGAAGCCGCGCTTCTCGACTGTAGCGACGATCTCAGCGTCCTCAAACTGGTCCAAGGCCTTCTTGGCTAGGATGTCTACGATCTCCTTCTCGGACAGCTCTACGGGGCCTACAGAGGGGTCCCAGAGCACGTCTGCCTGATCCTCGGACCAGAAGTCTTCCCAGTCCTCGTCGGTCACCTCGATGTTAATAGTAGACGGTGGCCAGGCTTCCTTTTCGTCAATGCTTTGACCGTAGTAGGTTAGCACGTCGTCGTACTGGACGCCAGGACTGGTCAACAGGGTGCGAAGCCTTTTGATGTCAGGTGCCGAAAGGGAGCTGGTGTGAGACTTTACGTTGATGTCCAGGGCGTCACATGCTTCCAGGACGTCCCGATTATCCAGGCCCAGCTCACGAGCCAACTCGTAGACCCTGAGAACACCAGATGGGCGCAGGGCGTCAAGAGAAGCGATTTCCCTATCCAGGTACCAGCGAGCTTTGCGCAGATCCTCAAGGATGTCCTTCTTGCGACCAGCACGACTGATGTATTTCACCGTGTTGGCCAGACGGAAGTTGAGCTCCCAGTCCTCGATGACGTCGATAGGCTCGAACTGACGGCCTTCGGCGTAGTGGCTGGGGTTGTTGATTGGATCGTGGTTCATGGGGGTCCTCCTAGATTTGTTTGATGTTGCGGGCGTCGAAACAGGTCCTGGACCTGCTAGTGCCTCGATTCAGCCTAACAGAGCAATGGCGCTTTGTCGACTCGGTAACTGTTCCCTTCTCCCAGCCAGCGCCCATATAGATGCTGACGGGAGTGCCTCTACGAAAGACAGGCATAGGGGTGGATGGCCTGGAAAGCCGTTCCTGTTCAGTTTCTTTCATCGGCTCATCCTGTGCTGCTCGTTCAAGATGATTGCCTTGCCGTGTTCGTTCCAGACTGCGACAGCCTGCTCCCAGTTGAGGCCAGATGCGACTGTCTTGCGAGCCTTTTGATCATACACCTTGAAGGTGCCAGGGCGGTGATCGTCAATACCATTGGTGTTGATGTCGTTCTCAAGCTGAACCTGACGGCGCTGTGCGCGTTTCTTTTGTGCTCTACGTGGCATAATCAAACTCCCTCCCTTTCTGCAATGTACGACTGCGGAAGGCTACCATTCGTGCCTGATACGGCGTTGATCACCTGTGGTAGGTGCTTGTCAGAGCTGTTGAGGACCCAGAGATCTGCTTTAGTGCTGTAACGCAGCAGGCCAGAGGCAACCATGTCACCTAGAACCTCCTCCACAAGCCACTCCAGGCGGGTTCTGTTATCCTCCTCGTCCAAATACTCCGACCAGCCACTGTAGAGCTCGCTATGGGCGCACATCGGGGTAATAGCTCCAACCACCTCACTCTTTCTGACTGCTCCACGGAACAACAGGATTGACCAGACAAAAGGGCGGACGTCAGCTGTTGTCAGCTCTGGTGTTGAGTCGTACAGCAGGCCGAGGGTGCCTGGAGCAACTTCCGCTTCCTCGATACGAAAACCAAACTGTGCCATGGATACCTCCTTGGTTAACTGAGTTCAGCATAACACCAAAAAAGCCCAGGCGCAAGGCCCAGGCTTCTAAGGTCGTTCGGTTGGAAGGGGTGAACTATGTTACCGATCAGAAGAGGTCAGTACCGCCTGATGCAGGAGTGTCCTTACGACCTTCCAGGAACGTGACTCTGGCGTTCTTGACGTCCAGATACGTCTTGTCGTTGTAGTCGCGCTGAACCAGTTGACCATGCACTGCGACACGATCACCACGCTCGAGGCGATCTGCCACGATCTCGGCACCCTTGCCAGTCACTTCCACACTGTAGAACTGACCTTTCTTGTCTTCGTCCTTTGAGTAGAAGTACTCGGAGTCGACCATGCTGAACTTGGCGATTTTGCCGCCATTGCCGAATTCGCGAACTGTGACAGCAGGAGTGCCCTGTTTGCCAGTCACTTTTCCGCCGAGAGAGATTGAAGCCATTTTCGTGTCCTCGTTGAGGGTTTACAGTTTTGTGTGGTCCGACCACACTTCATTCTATCAGCCGTGAGCGACCTTATGCCGCATAGTGCGGACAGCCTCCTGGTACAGGTTCTGACAGTGCTTGGGGCTGAGGGACAGCTTGCTGGCGACGATAGACATGCGGCCACGCTTGGTGTAGTTGCGCACAATCTCCTGAGTGCGGGGCTTGATACCGCAATCGTTCATTAGCTGGTCGAGCTCGGCAGATGCTTTGACGCTCTCACCCTGCTTGTTGTGATACAAGCTGTTGTCGTTGCCCATCAGGTCGGCCAGAGTGCTGCCGTCCTCATCATCCAAGCGAACGTCAATAGAGCTGACGGAGCCACAGCGATTGGCGGCATTGATGCATTCCTCGCTGACAGTGCGGCTCTTGGACTTACTGGGCTTGCCGTTGCGCTTACGGTACAGCACCTCGGTCATCGTGCCCTCAGGTACATAGATGGCACGGTCGTGACTGTTGTGCCAGCGGGTGAAGGCCTGGTAGATCCAGGGGTGGGCGTAAGTAGAGAAGGCAAAACCACGGGCACCGTCGTACTTCTCAGCAGCACGTCGCAGGCCGATGTAACCCTGCTGGAGCAGGTCAGAGATAACCTCGCTGCTCATGGTAAAGCCTATGCGCTTGTTAATGTACTTGCGCACCACATTGGGTACGAGGCGCAGGTTGTGCTCACTGATCTTGTTGATCACCTTGATGTAGGCGCGGGAGCCAGGCTCCAGGGTGTCGCGCTTCTTGGCGAGTCGGATCATTTCGGACTTGGGCAGGAGAGGGAAACGTCCTGCTGCGTTGAGCCATGCCTGGATTGGGTCGTTAGTCATTTCGGGTCCTCGTTGAGGTGGATGAATTAAGTATGCCATAAAAAGGGACCCTACGCAATGAGGGTCCCCTTAAAGAAATCTATAAATCCGCTGAGATCACCACTGCTCTGGGCTGGCTTCTTCTTTGGGGCCGTACTTGGCGTTGAGTTCCTCTGCGGTTTTGCCGTTGAGGACGCCGAGGCCTTTCTCGAAGTCGCCGCCGAGCTTGTCACTAACGATGCCGACGAGGGTGTCGATGGCAACGGTGTGGACGCCTTTTTCGAGGGCAGCTTCGCGAAACGTGGCCTCAGATGCCTTGGCAACCTCCGCAGAGGGGGCCTGTGCTGGAGTAGCGGTAGCCGCGGCCTTTGGGGCTGCCTTGGGTGCCTCCTCGCTTGCAGGAGCGTTGTAACCAGATTCCATCGGCATCTTGGCCCACAGCTCGTATGCCAAGCCAAAGGTCATGGCAGCAGCCATGCACATTCCGCGACGCTGGGTGTCAGAGATGTCACGGGCAGTGATCTTCTCCAGGGCGATCGCTTTATTGCGGTTGTCCATTACGGCCTGAGGTAGCGCAGGAGTCACGGTGCCGTCAACGTGCTTAAAGCGAATCATCAGGTAGCCGCCGACAGGAGCCTCGTGCAGCAGCTTGCCGTCTGTAGTTGGCTCGTAGTCCACCATCCAGCCAGGGGCATGGGTGCGGAGCAGGTTCATGGTGCGTGACCAGTTGATGTAGGCAGCCGCAAATGAGCCAGTGCCAATCTTTTCAACCAGGTCCTTTGAGGCTACGCCTGCGAGGTTGGGGAGCGTTGTCATTTCGTGTCCTCAGGGAGGTTTACAGGATTCAGTCTATCAGCTTCCTGCTGGTATGGCAACTCCCTGCCAGTCTTTAGATCCCAGGCTTGACGGACAACAGGCCACAGCCATTCATCGTGGTTAGTTGAGCACGCCTGCCAGTTCGGTGGCTGCAGACACGGAACGATCAGCCCGCTCCACACGGCTTGAAGCTGCAGCAGAAGGACGAGCAAGCTTTGCGGCATGGGGTGCAAGGGCGATGACGTTGACGGTCGAGAAGAACACACTCAGGACGATCATGTCCCAGGCGCGATGCTTCAGGGCAAACGGGATGAGGAGGATTTGTCCGACGAGGTTGAGGCTGGCACCAGTGGCCACCATGCCAGACACCAGGGAGATGTAGCTGATTGGTGCAAGAGCTGACGCAGCCAGGCGACAACGGTTTGGAGACATCGAGGGGGCTCGGGGTTAGTCATGTCTTCAGTCTACGTCTTCCCCTCGGCGCTTTGCCCTGTCCCTGGCGACCTCTCTGGACTTCTTCCACAACTTGTAATCATGCGGGTTGTCCTTGACCCAGTGGTACCGAAAAACCTCAAGGTGCCATCGAGCGCCCAGGACACCGCCAAGCATCTTCCAGGCCTTGATCGCTTTGTCCTCATGCCACAGGTAGAACCTGCCAAGAGCCTTGCCATGCTCCTCGTACTCCTTCCGCAGCTTGGGGCACTGCGTGAAGCCTGGTGGTGGTGTGAATCGTCTTTTCCGTCCAGCCATGTCTTTTCCCTTCTTAAGGAAGTTCTTGAGAAAGTTCTCTATATATAGATGTACCGTAGGCAAACGACGCACGATCCGTAGTTTAATGACGCACGATCCGACGGCAAACTACGCGTACTTTAACGTCGCATGTGCTAGTATGATTCCAACGCCACCCCACGGAGGTTCCATGAGATTCATCCCAACCAGGGCCAACACGGCCTTCACCAAGGTCCCCCATTCAATCACTTTCAGCGACCTGCTCACCCCTCACCAAAAGCTGGTTTGGATCATGCTGGACGCGAACTGCTACAACCAGGAGACGGAAGTAGGTAGCGCGACCCAGTTGGCAGAAAAGCTGGGCCTACCAGCTCGCGGGCTCCAGCGCACGATCAAGGAGCTGATCGAGATGGGCTTCATTACCAAGAAGGGCAGGGTCCACTCCCTGGAGACTGAGCCAAAGGAAGAGGCGGAGTCGACCCTCGAGCGGAAGGAGCGTCGAATGACTGGAGACGAAAAGTTGCGCCTGGAGCTCAGGGACATCTGGAACAAGTACAAGCCCAAGAATGCTCCGTCCATGCGGAACTTTACTCCTGAGCGCTTGAAAACGCTGCGCGTCTACGTTGAGCGGTTCAACGCTGATGAACAGGTCGTACTCCGCAGAGTGTGCGACGGTTCTAACGCCGACGAATTCCGCAAAGACAAGTCCTGGGACTTTGTCAACATCTTCGGCGACGGAGAGCCTACCGAAGAGAAGCAAGGCAAGGTGGAAAAGGTTTACAACCTGGGCTGTTCTGGGAAAGGACGTGCTGCTGTTTTCGACCACAAGGACGACCAGTGCTGGCTCGATTGGTTCCACGCCAAGGGCCACAAGGACAAGGTCGAGGTTGTTCGCCTGGAAATGGATCGCAGCGATGCCTGGAATCACGACATGGACAACGAAGGAGATGGCACTATCTACATTTACACACAGGGTGAACGCCTGGTACACTGGACGGACAAGGAGAGAAGCGTCGGCGTCTCCTACCTCCCCACCGCCAAGTAAGCCATGACATTCCCCAAGCACATCCAAAACGCAGTCGATCTCGGACTGCTCACTGCCGAAGATGGCAAGGTCACAGGAGTAGGCACCGAAGAGGTCAAGTCGGTATTCGGCTTGGCCCGCCTGGTCGAGAAGATCCAGCCCACTACGAAGTTCGAGGGCGACGACACCACCCAGCAGGAAGGCATCGTCCTTTGCCGTGTGCTAACCAGTCCGTCTGGTGTAGCCCGTGAACTGTGGTCAGACCTCCGCATCGCTGTTGGTGTGGGCCACGGCCAGGCTTTGCCTCGTCAGCTGTGGTCTACTGACGTGTTCCGTGCCATCGGTGGCCTGATTGACCGCGTCTTCAATGGCGAAGCCGACGGAACGGAGCTGATCAGCAAGGACTCCTTGATCCGCGCATTCTCCCTCAACAGCGGCCAGTACTGCAGCAAGCTTGAGTTCGAGATGACGGTCAACGACCTGTCTGATCCCGAGATGATGGACAAGTACGGCGATGCCGAGTCCGAGTGGGGTGTCGCGCTTGACCTCCTCCGCCAAGCACGCGCTCGTGCAAACTTCATGGAGGCCCAGCACGCTGCAGGCCAGGCAATCCGCTCTGACTCCAAGCTAGTCAAGGCCATCGAAGCCCAGCAAGAAGAGCTCATGCGCTGTCTCGGTATGCTCCGTGGCTCTGTGGGCAACGAAGGTAATGCCACTGACGCAGTGGAAGACCTGCTGGCACCCAAGAATGGTGGCAAGTCGTTCATCGACTCGATCATGGAAGCCCGTGACCAGGTGCCCCCAGTCAGCACTGGAATGCCAGCCATGGACATCGACATGGAGGGCGGTGTCCGCCCCGTAGGACAAGCCGCTGGTGGCCGACTGTTTACGTTAGCTGCACGTACTGGTGTCGGCAAAACCGTCCTGGGCGTCTATGCTGCGGTCAACCTGGCAGTAGGTGGCCTCAAGGTCGGCTTCATCTCTGCAGAGCTTGACAAGCACGCCATTTACGCACGGATCTGGGCTGCAGCAACCAGAGTCGCAAACCCGAACACTAACTGGGCAGAGGTGGGTGACATCGAATCTCCCAACCATAATCGCGACAAGGTCTCGGCCAACCTGGTAATGGCAGCTGGCAAGATCCAGGAGAATGGCGGCAAGCTGTTGATCGAGGATCCGTGGGGTGCTGACGTCGACTCAGTGATCAACTCACTCCGCTCGATGAAGGCTAAGAACCCTGACCTGCGCTGTGCGGTGGTTGACCACTTCCACGTCCTTGCCCGCCACAAAGGTGCTCCGACCTCTGACGCTGCCATGCTGGAAGATCGTGCTTACAAGCTCATGAACTGTGCCAAGCAGTTGGAGATCGATCTGATCGTACTGGCACAAATGAACCGTGTTGGCATGGACTCCGTCGGAAAGAAAGAAGCTCCGACCCTGGATCAGATCCGAGGTACTGACGCCCTTTCCCACGTCAGTCACGCTGTCTGGATTGTCCGCAAGGAGATCGAGCGAGAGGATGCTGAGGACAAGTGGACTGGTGGCCTGGAATTCTGGCACGCTAAGACCCGCGGCCGCCAAGCACGCTGGACTGGCTCCAAGGTAGAGGGCATCGGCGGCTTCCTTGATAAGTCCATCCTAAAAATGGACTATGCCCACAGCTCAGTCAGGGATGATGAGACAAAGGCGCTCATTGACATGAAATTCAGGAAACGGTAAACTGGAGTATCACGAGGACGTCATGAGAAAGCTGTTGTTCCAAGCCATCAGTGCTAGCTTCGGCACCGCCATTATCGTGGTCCAGTGGTCTTCAACCTTGGTGCTGAAGATTTTGGGCACCACGGGGCATTGGCTGCTAAGGCTCGTGGACTCTAGTCGAGTGGCATTGTACGACTCGATCAACGATCAAGACGACCAGCCGAACGAGCTGGAAGTGCAGAACATGGAACTGCGGCTACTCGCCAGCGCAGTCCAGGTAAGGGACCATGCAAAAGAAACCGATGACTGGACAGACAGGCACACCGAAGCTCTGAACGCCGTAGGCGACGCCCTGATCGTCGAGGCTGGCTGGGAAGAGGACGCTGTTCATCAGTACCTCCGAGGCCTTGTTGAATCCATCGATGGTCTGGAGTACGACACCGAAGACTGATAGAATAACAAAGAGGCCGTGGGGGCTTCGGGGAACAAAGATCAAGGGGGCTTCGGCCCCCTTTTTCAATGCTCAGATTTCGCCACGTTCTACAGCTGCCTTGATCCCAGACATCTTAAGGAACAGGCCAACAGTAGGCCCTTCACGAAAGATTGGGCGACAGTAGATCATGATCTCACCGTCTTCGCGCAGGTGTTGGGTGGGAGGGATTGCGGCCCCAGTAGAGCGGAGGGTTCCGCGATCCCACATATAGCCAGGTAACCAAGAAAGAACGACTTGCACCGTTTTGAGTAATTCTGCGGGTAGGTTACCAGTTATTTCCGCTCTTGACCTTCATCCACCAGCCGTCGGCGCCAGATCCGTCGATCATCCAACGCTTCATCAGGTTTTCACGGGTGTAGCGCTGATCCTTGCCCGCCACAGGACCGTTGTCTATGTTGTATCCGCCGCGAACCAGGTCAAGCTGCCCGAACGGGTCATGTACATGGAAATACTTCTCGTCATAGCCGATCAAGGTGATCCAGTGGCCGCCGCCAGTTGGGTGCCAGACATTGCCTTTATGCAGGATGCCGACGGGGGTGGGAATACCCTTGTCCAGCTGGTCCAGCAAGGCCTGCTCGGTGCCGTTCGTATGGAACTCGACGTCAAAGCCAAGCGATTCGGCCGCGGCAACCTGTGCTGTCGAGGACACGGTATCGCCGTACTTGAAGACATGGCTGATGTACCAGTCGTCATCTCCAGCAATTGCATCGGGATCGATGTAATCCAGCGTCATTGCCATCGCACTGGAGAAACACATCCGCTCTCCGTGGCCTGTCTTGCTGTCTCGCTGGTAGAAGTAGGGCACATCCAGGGGAAATGTTACCAGATCGTCCTCTACGGCCTCTACAAGCACCTCGGAGGGCTCGGAGAGGTATCCAAGACACGCGAGGTCAGCCTCAGCTTGACGACGCTTCACGAGACCCTGAAGCACACCTGAGCCACCCTTGTTCCAGCGAGGCAGCTCCTTCTGGTACACCCAGCAACGGGGTTCATCAGCCAGCAGGCGCCTGCGCAGAGTAGAAGTTTCCAGCGAATGCACTCCAACATTGAAGGCAAAGCTGACGAGGGCATCGAATTCACTCTGGCTGAGCTCGATGGGCAGTAGGGACTCCACGGCACGCTCGAAGCTGTCCAGATCCGACCGCAGGATCATTTCGGCCTGGTCCTCGGTAATGACGTCACCAGGACGTACGCCACCAGTGTGGCCATAGCCAATTGTCCACGGCTCCCCGCCTGTCCCAGGATCGGCGTACGCGTGTAAGCGCAGCCCCTCGTGGGATTTAATCAGCGAGATGCCGTGGTCAGAGGTTCTCATTACCAGTCGTAAGCTGGGCTAGGATGCCTACGCTTGCTCCAGAGCAGAAAGACGAGCTTCTAAGTCACTGTTCTGAGTCTCCAGTGCCTCGATCCGCGCCATTGCCTCTTGAAGTGCTTTGACAGACTTCATGTAGAGGACGGAGTAGTTGACAGACTTCAAGCCGTCCTCATCGGTGTCGACCAGGCCTGGGGAGACCTCTTCAACCTGCTGTGCGATAACACCAAGCTGTTTGTGGGTCTGATGACCAGTCTCTTCCTTAAAGTTATAGTTAACGATTTCGATGTCCTTGATGTTGTCCCACTGTTCAGAGGCAGGAACGATGTTCTCCTTCAGGGTGATGTCGGAGATGGCACCGTAGGAGTTGTTGATATTTTGAACGTCGCCGTTTGAGTAAACCTGCATCGACACTGTGAATTGACCTACTGCTGTGGCCGTGTGGCCGACAATAAATGGCCTAGCAATTGTGCCAGCCGTATCCTCTGTTGTCGCATAAAGCGCATTCTGGGTTCCTTGAATTACAGTTAAGCCATCCCTATCAATCCTCATCCGCTCCGTCGGGCTGCTGCTTCCGTCGGCAGTAACCGAGAACACTAATCTTGTCGGTTTATCACCAGAACCGTGGTCTAAATCAGCTTCAGCTTCAATCCTGGCACCTTCTTCCCACACATTGCCACCTTTACTGAAGAATCGGATTAAACCTAAGTTT